CTAATCATGAATATAATGGGTTATCATGTTATCATATTCTGCTTTAAACGTATCAACGTCTTGTTGAATCTTTGAGAAGAAAGGATTAAGTACTTTTACACCACCTCTTCCCCAATATTGTAACTGGAGATTTAGCCATTTTTTCGCATTTTGTCGACCTTGTTCACCTGGTGCTATAATCTGTTCGTATTTTATTTCTCGGAAACAAACTTGTTTAGTATATCCGACAGACACACTCCCCCATAAAGGATCTGAATCAGAGAGATTAAATAAAAACCTTGCCACCATTCTTTCAGGGGACTCGTTGCCAGGAAGCAATAGCACATTTCTTGCTTTTGCAATTTTTCTCATTTCTTTTTTCTGTTTTCGAACATCTCCATCTAGGAAGATAATAGAATATGGATAACCAAAAGCAGGAACACCCTTAGCAACCATTTCAACAAGAGTGCTACATGGTAGTGTGACATCAACGAACCTCAAGCAACGCGCTTTTGTCTTAAGAATAACTTTAACAAACAATTCTGTTTCTTTGTCTTCAACATATACCGTGATTTTATTTTCGTTTTTCTTTGGTGCAATAGCTGTTACATTCAAATCTAAAACAATGCCATTAAAATCGACATCATTTTTTATCATAATATTATCATCAGAACGTTTCAAGTAAATCATTCTTATCTGATTGAAAGTCTCAGAATGTAATTTCACTTCTTTGCACAAACCATCTACTGCTTTCAGCAGAGATATGGAATGTGTTGTAAAGATTATCTGAAGATTCAAGTTAGATGCATATTTCCTTAATACCTTAAGGAGTTCTACCTGTGATGCAGGATACATCGTTGCATCAAGTTCATCAATAGCAAGTATTCCACCTTGATAGGATGGATATTTGTCTTTTAGCCTATTGAAAGAAAATAAAGCCAATATAATTTTAGCAAGATTATCTTGCCCCATTGAATTTTGATTCCAATCGTACAATGCAGTACTTACACCCATTGACTGTTTATTTGTAGAAGATAAGCCTGTAGTGGATGTGATTTCTGTATTGGAAATTAAAATCCTGTTATGTAATTCCTTAAATCTTGCAACTTCAGTAGGAGTCAGCAATGTATCATCTGTTTTAACAATTTTTTCTTCTGCAAGCGGTACCAATCGTTTCAAACTAAGAAAAATAGTGGGGAATTGTATATAGCCATCACCTTTGCCTCTACTTCCTTTCTGCCAAAAGCGTACATTGGGATCTCCTGTACGTACAATACTTTCAATCTCAAACTGCTGACCATTATCAAAGATCAAAGTCCATTCATGCTCTTTGGGCTTATCAAAAATAGGGGAAAGACGGAATTTATCGCTGAACGCAGACCGATAACTACCACCACACAATGGTTTTTCTCCATACATAGGGTTCTCTTGGGGGATAGAAAACGTCTGTGTTATCATACCCAAAAGGGTTGACTTCTGTGTTCCATTCTGACCTGCGATAGCCGTCAGTTGACTGCCGAGTTCAAACTCTTGTTCTTTAAAGCCTCTAAATCTACGTATATTTACTCTCTCTATCTTCATGTTTAAACCAGTAACGCGTTGTTTAATCGTGAAATAGACTCGCTAAAGCTAAGCCTATCGTCAAAAATCAAAAGTTCATCACCTACTCTATTAGATGTACAGTGAGCCAAATGGTATAACACTTTCTTGTTATTCTCATAAAGTTGCTTAATGAATTCTTGATTATCATATGATATTATCCACTTCTTGTGCATGGTCTTTACATAATCAGCTAATTCCTTATGGTCATCATCACAGAATGAATTCATATACAAATCCGAACCTTTCTTGTAATATGGAGGGTCCAGATAAATGAAAATATTCCTTTTCAATTTTTCTAATTGCCTAACAAAATCAATACCATCCAGATTTGAAAGATGAATTCGATGCGAGAATCTTTTTATATCTCGAATACGGTCAATCAACTCGGTTTTATTAAAACGAGCGTTTATCTTGTATTTCCCTGTTTGATTAACGCCGCCAATCATACCACCCGATATGACTCCAGATACGTTTGTTCTATTTAAAAAAAATGTTGATTTTGCCAGATCAAAGGTATCTGCTATCTTATAATTAGTTTGAACTTGTCTATAAAAAGCCCATTGCTCTACAGTAATGGGAACTTGTTCTATCCAATCGCAAAAATCATCAGCCCTAGTTAGCACAACACACCAAAATGCATATATGGAAGGGTTTAAGTCATTAATATAGATATCTCCAACAAATTCATCCATCATCAGCCTTAAGGCAAGACCACAACCACCTGCATAAGGTTCGGCATAGTCAGTTCCAATCAAGTTATTTTCCTCAAGGAATTGGGTCATAAACTTGAAAATGCATCCTTTGCCGCCAGGGTAACGCAAAGGAGACCTAAATATACGCCTATTACCTTCCATGCGATTCCTTTAACATTGCGCCTAAAATAATGGAAATACCCATGGCTTTTTCCGAAGAAATAGACGATTGATAATTATGGGCACCTGTATGAAATAATTGAGGTAATGTCTCTTGTAAAATATTATGTTCATGCAAGAAAGTTTTGACATCTTTGCTAAGCCCTTTTTTTGCAAGAGGATAGAACTTTTCTATGTATTCGTCAATTGCCTTTTTACCGGTGAATCCACAATCAGCAGCAGCAGTTTCACACAATAAACGCAAACTCATTCTAAAAATCGCATATATTTTAGGAGAAAAAGCCTTCTTATTACTATCAACATAATCATAAAGGGATAATATATCACTATAAAGATTGTTGACATCACCAGACTTTAAAATTAACTTTTCACCAAAGAATGGTTGTTTCGTTTTTCTGGTAATTGGTGTTTTCCTTTGTGGTGGGGCCATTGTTGCCTCAACAGAATCACCCTCATATTTCTTTACAGTTGGATTGTAGAGACGAAGGGGGGACTGTTTGTTGCTTTCAATGATCTCTTTAGAGCGTTGATCCAACACTAGTAGAAGATTACCACGATTGACACGAGTAGTGATCTTTTTATTCTTAACTTGCTGATAAATGTCATTCAATAATGTCCATACCTCTTCGTCCGAATGGCGTGTTTTGAGTTTGGCCCCATCAAGTTCTAACCCCATTCTTGAAAGAATGCTATCTGTAAGAATCTCTTTGCGTACAAAACCTTGATTAAGCTCAGGATGTTTCGTAATAAACCCTCCAGTAGCTTCATCTAAACGGAGGAATGTACTTTTTTCTTCACCAAGATACTTTGATGCAAAAATATCTCGTTCCAAAGGTTGCCAAGTATTTCTGAGTTGAACATGTTTACGGTAAATGCTTTTCAATGCTATATCTTCAGAGCACACATTGCAAGGCAGCACATCTGGCACTGTAGGCAATATTACAGTTAACCCATCAGCTTTTACATATCCTAATTTAATTTTTGCCAAAACGACCCTGCGATTACCATCATAGACAATAGGCTTGCCATTTTTATAAACCACAATTGGCAATTCGCTAAAATCATAGTAATCCCCCATCTCTTTTGCAAGTTTGTTCAATTCCCATTTTGCAAGAGGGTCATTTATTGCGCGATTAACAACATCTTGATCTTTTGCAGAAGAATCAATAGGATCACGTGGATTCTCTGTCCACAAGACCAAATCTTTAATCTTAATATTTTTGATTTCTTGGCTCATAATACTTTTCTAAAAACTCAATACAACATTCTTAAAAACTTCTTCAGCGGTTCCAAATATCCTGCATCCAAATCCCAGTGTTGGGTGTTCTCATAATTGCGATTCGCGTCTTTTATCAGTTTCTTCTGAGTCCTGGACTTACCTAATAGAGTCTCAAGATATGCATATATCTTGGTCTTCTTGGCGGGGATGGTCAACGTGGGAGGCGTTTTCGTCGGGATTCGTACCTCTCCAAGTTTTTCTTCGTAAGTCTTCCAGCAATCCATTACGGGTTGATTATTAGGATTGATGATATTTTCAAGTAAGTCTTCCAATGCGCCAGCATCCTTGTCATTGGGCAATAGGAACAGCTCAAACTCTACGCCAAATTCTTCCTTGATAGCAAGTAGTTCGGAACGACGGGCTCCTGGATCCTCGTCAGCATCGAAGATGACGAGGTTGATACCGCCAAGGTCGGTGTTTTGACGCATGGTGCCAATGGCATCTTCAGACCTCAACTTCTGATACCCTCCAGTGTCTCCGTCTTTGCCAGGATGCGAAATGCTGCCCTTAGGAGCCTTTTCATTAAACAAGTGGTGATAATAGTCCTCGAAGAACTTCTTGTCAGCATCACCCTCCACTATTATCTGAAATCTCACCATCATACTAGTCCTCTAAGTTCAACATCATTTGCACAAGCTCCATTCAATCCCTCATAAGTATACTTGTAAGCTTGATGTCCCTTAAGTGGGGTCTTGGCTAACGTATAGAGGCGCATTTCCTTCTGATACTCAACGTGCTCTTCCAACATTTCGTTGAGATAACTCAGTGTTTCCTTGCTATGAGTAGTCACAAACACCTGTTTGTTCGTTGATGTTGCCAATGCAAAGATTGCCTCCCATAATTTCTTGTAAGCGGAATAATGAAGGCCGTTGTCTATCTCGTCAATGAGAATGATATTATTTATAGGGTTGGCAGCAGCAGCAACAATATTCAAGAACCGACGCATACCATCGCCCATCATATTGACAGTCAATAATTGGTCAATTCCGTCCATACTGATGTATGCCACATTATTCAAGATTTCGACTGCAGTAATACGACTATCGAAACTTTTCATGTATTCCGCAACCATATCCTTCCTTTTTCGTTTAATCAATTCCACAAGATCATTAGAGGGATTGCCTGCAGATAGGTCAGCTGACAAAAAAGCAACACTATTCTTTTCTAAATAATCCTCTGCCAGTTTCTTATTAGAAACTATACCTTGCTGATTGACTGTGATACTACACTCGTAAGCGCTTTTCTGTTGACTGGATTCAACATCAAAATTAATCTTTAGCGTATTCAAGAAAGTCTTCGTCTCAGAAGTCGGAATCTGTCCCTCCTGTAAGCCGACCTGTGCGTTTTCATCAAACATATAAGTCATCCCTAACGTCAGATGACGCTTAGTATCATCAAACAGTTCCGATGCAATCTCAGGCTTCACCTTCAAGTCATAATTATGGAATAGATAACCCAAGTCTGCAAAACTGCTATAATTGCGAGACCTAAAGGAATTGATATTCTGAGGCAGGTTAGGATTTGACATCCCCATCATCAGAAACAGACATTCAAGCACTGAAGATTTGCCCGAGCTGTTCTGTCCCAGGAACACATTGACACGCGAAAAATCATCAATCTTCAAGTGGTCAATACCCCTGAAATTTTTGATCTCTATATTTTTGAATCCGTCCATCGTCTTAATTAGTAAAGATTGTTAACTATGTCAACAGATGATTAATTGTTCTGTGAATCGAATGTCATTTCTATCAAGTCTTTGATATCAACCTGAAGAAGTCGGGCAATTTCTACGAACTGAGCCATTGAGGGCTGTGTCTTGTTAGTTTTCCACCGGGATACAGTCATATCTGTGACACCCATCTGCTCGGCAAGCCATCTGTTGGTGATTTGCTTATCAGCCAACACCACTCTGATTCGGTTGTTGCAATCCTTCTTCATCTTTATTTATGGACTAAATTATTCCTGTGCAAAGATATACAATAATTGACAAACTACCTAACATTAATGTTGAAAGTTATCTCATTTTTGGCACTTTTTGCCTTCTATCTGTTTGTTTAGTCTCCAGCCCCACCACATTCAATTCTGCATATTTACATTTACTACGTTCCATTGCTAAATTATCTCAATGTGAACTCAATCTATTTTTCTTTTGCCAAAACAATGATGCATACCAGTCAAAGCAAAATGATTTTTGTCTTCGCTATTATATGAATCAACGCTAAAGAATGAGGTCAGGCGGGTCTTGTTCCCTTATCCATGTATTGAAACGTGAAAAACGCTGCTGGGGAGTCCTGGGAACCTTATCCATGAGGGAGATAGCCGCCTTACCTATGCTGAAATGAAGAAAATGGGGATGAGAAAGCCTAGTCCCCCTATAAACGAAATACAAAATGATACAGATGTTGTTAAATTCCATGTTCTCAGCTTTTCCTGGGATATGGACCGAGCCAAAGAAGGATGATGTTAGCGCACCCATACCGGAGGCTAAGGAAAAAAGTGAATGTGCGCCGGTGGGAAAGGTAAAACAAAACCCTCTCACCGAAGATATCAAGAGACTAGAGGAAGCCTTTTCAAATGGGCGACCTTTAGAGAGTGGGATGGAGATAAATGTGACTCTCCAGGAACTACTCAGAATCGTGCCCAGAAATAGACCCCGTAAGGATGCATACAAACATTTACAGAGGGTTTTGAAGGATGAAATGGGCGTGATCTTAACCATTAAAAGCAGAAAAGATGGCAAGAAAAAAGATTAAGAAGATTTGGCTGATGGGAAAGCTGCGGGAACTATTGTATGATGCCCCAGAGAATTTTGAATGGAGCGTAAACCATGAACTCAAGAAAATCGCCAATGGAAAGGATCTAAGCGGTTTTAAGGTAACTGTTGATGAGCCGAACAATAAAGTGAAGTTCTGGTGGCCGATAATCCTTAAAGAGTTCGAGGATGATAGTGAAAACCTACCCCAACCATTGATGTGGCTGATTTTGGGACAGGGAAGGCCTTCATTGGGGTTAAATGTACCTAACTTCCCCGGCTTCTTATTCTACTTCTATATCCCGGACATCATTCAGGATTACAAGAGACTAGCCAGACAGAACCATGCTTCGAGAATAAAAGGCATGGTATTATCTCATTCCAATACAAGAGGGATGGAGATGGAACTACAATTTTAATTTTTACTGATGAATAACGATTCCAGTTATTACCACAATCCCATAGTAGAAGAGAGGTATTTCGCTATGGATGTCGAATCGCTAAAGCAGTATGATGAACAGTTTAGAAAAGCCTATGAGACAGGAGAAAAGTATGAGTTCACGATCAAGCTTAGCGATATCATTGAAATCTGCCCTCGTCATAAACAGGAAAGAGAGCAGTACAGAAGATTTATCAGGTTCTTAGCATCGAAGAATATCACAATGAACCTGGTAAGCAGAAAGAAAGGTCATAAGGATCTTTCTGAAAACAAATTAAATCATAAAGACAATGGAAAAAGTATCAATTAAGAAGGAAACGGAAATGATAACAAATTATACACCTTCGAAAGACACGGAAGAACATGTGGGATTTATCTATATGAGAAGCATTATCATAGATGGAGTGAAGTTCATTTATATTGGTGAGTCATCTAACATGCTTGACAGGAATTACCACTGGAGATGCTTAAAGGTAGAGTATGGAGGAAAGAGAATTGAAAAAGCCAGAAAAGAACATGATCCTTCAAATTGGATGTGGGATGTCCTGGAAAGAGTTGAAGCTAATAGTGCCGATGAACTTGAGGAGAAACTTAAACAGAAAGAGGCCGAATATATCATCAAATACGAGTCTTACAAGGAAGATAAAGGCTTTAACAGTACTCGTGGATTATCTCAGTATCTTAACGGAAATGCTGCTTGATAGATGAAAAACGGATGGGACGGGTCTGAAGCGAAAGTTTTGGACCCTCCTTCTTGAATAACAAATTGATAAAGAAAATGAAAAAGATAGACATTAATGTGCCCATTCAATACAGACACTTATCGGAATGGACGGAATTTGGTGACATTTTGCCGGAAGGACACATAATACTGAATAAGAACATTACCGGCTGTGGATGTACTGTGTTTTTCCTGACTAACGATAAACCCGTCATTCTTGCAAGTCCGAGAATAAGCCTCATCAAAAGTAAACTCAAAGATAAAAACATCAAGAGAAAGCTTTTCTATTTCGACAGGAGTGACGGGAACAAGGATTTGAGCGAAACAATAGCAGAAATGGACAAGTATCTTCAGAGTTGTGGCCCCAATCCTTTCAATGATCTGCCTAATGTACCGAAGATATTGTCCACATTCGATTCCCTCTTCAACGTCCTGAATGCTTTAAGGGCCAGGAACATGTTAGACCAGTTTACTATCGTCGTGGATGAATGGACTTGTATCTTCACTGACGTAAGAATGAAGGGGTCCACTGTAATCAACTTCCTTCATACGCTAAAAAGTCTGCCCAATAGAATAGTAAACATATCAGCTACTCCTTTGAACATGGTCTATCTTGATCTTATGGAGGAGTTCAGTGGTATGGAATATGTTACACTTGAATGGGACCCGTCGATGAAGGAAGATATTGATGTGGTTCCCAGGAAGATGAGAAGTACAGTGTCCGCCATTGATCAGATTATCCAGGATTACCGGCAGAGAGGCTTTTTCAACACTTTGGACGGTGAATCTATCTACTCGACTGAAGCGGTTTTCTTCTTGAACAGTGTAAGGGACATCTGCACCGTCATAGACCATAATAAACTCAAACCTTCCGAGACCCTGGTAATATGTGCCGAAGATAAGAAGAACAGGACATCCTTGAGAAGTGTAGGTCATTCCATCGGTGCTGCTCCAGGAGAGGATGAGTATAAGACGATGAACAAGCCTTTCACATTCGTAACCAAGTGCAGTTTTGAAGGGACAGACTTTTATTCTGACTGTTCAACGACCTATGTATTCGGAGATAGCAACAAAGAGCACCTGCAATTGGATATATCGATAGACCTTCCTCAGATAGCTGGAAGATGCCGAACCAAGACCAACCCATTCCGTAAAGAGATATTCTACTATTACAAGAACACAAGTCTCGAGAAGGGAATGGATGAGAAGCAGATGATCCAGGAAATCAATGACAAGAGAAATGATACCCTCAAACAGGTAGAGAAACTATCGGATATCACTGACCTTAGCATCCTTGACAATTTCGTGGTTGCTCAGGACAGATTAAGATACACTAAAAGCTATCTTGACGTTGAGAGAATTGGTCAGGGTTCAGGCAAAGCTATCTGTAATGACCTAGCCTATATCGCTGACCTAAGAGCCGTAGAGATAAAGATGGAACAGTATAAAAGCAAACTACATGTTCTCAATTCTCTAGACAATAATGGCTTCAATCCTATCGATATGGCAAAGCAGGAATATCAGATGTTCAGGGAGGATTTCTTTAAGGACGACAACTTTGAGCACCAGATGAAAGCTATTGTCGATGCTGTTGAGAGATGTTCCGAAGTCCTGCCTATGATAGAAACCTCACCTTCTGTCCCCACTGAGTTTAAGAAGTATTATCGTGAACTTGGGCCGGAACAGATAAAAAAGGCAGCATATATCGAGGCTAATCTTAAACGGCTGCTCTCCAATGCATCCAAGGTCAGTGGTATGAGTCTAAACATAACCCCCGGCGATATATATACCAATGCCGAACTAAAAACGATGATCCAGGCTGAATATGACCGTCTTTCAATCATTAAGACAGCCAAAGCAACGGACATCACCCAGTATGCCCATGTCCAGAAAGTAAAACTCACGAGGGATGGGAAGAGAATAAACTGTTATAAAATAATTGAACTAATATGAGTGATATTGAAGTTACGTATTTCAACAATATTTGGGATGTCAATAATTTCGATTACAAAAAGTGCTGCCGGATTTCAACGATTATCTCCAGAATGAAAGATCCAAACAGTAAGATTGCCCAAAAGATCAGTGTTGTCCGGCCAATAACGGATGATAAACTGAGAAAAGAAGCCAAGAAATCATTACCGGTCATCATGTGGCAAGGTATATTTCACCATAGAAGTAATAATGGCTGTGCTTTTCTTACCGGTCTCATGTGTATCGATGTTGACCATAAGACTGATGAGGAACTGAAGAAGATTAAACAGACGGTAATGGGATGGGACTGTACCTATTGTTGTTTCAAGAGTCCAAGCGATGATGGATTGAAGGTAGTTATTAAAACAGACAACATTAGCCTCATCCATTACGGCAACTTTTATCGTCAGGTGGAGCAGATATTCATTAATCAGTTCGGGATAGAGCCGGATGATGACTGTGAAGATGTCGGGAGAGCATGTTATTGTAGTTTTGACCCAGATCTCTATTATAATCCCAATGCTATTCCCCTCCATCTCGATTATAACCCGAAATACGATAAACAAGAGTCTGAACATAGCAAAACATCGGCTTCATACTCACAGCCTCTGATTACTCCCACTGAAAGATTCATTGCCCGTCTTAATAGTCTGCGTAACCCCATGACGGACGAACAGATCATTAAGATTCTCGACATCAGGTTTCAAAAGTTCCAGGACAACTACATCGATGGGAATAGGACCCATAGCATCTTCATTCAAGCTAAAGGACTATGTGAAGCCGGTATCGATATTGAGAAAGCTATAAACTATCTCGAATTAAGGGGCGGAAAACGAAGCGGGTTTTTATGATGGAGGTTGTTTGAGGGTTGATTGGTTTGTTTTTCAGAGAGTTAGAGGTCGTTGGATGAAAGGCCCATGAAAAACGAAATGGTTTACGTTGCTTTACGTTTGGTTTACGTTTGGGGCTGATCTGGATGATGGATGTTTACGTTTGGCTTACGACTCACGCGCCGGATCTTTACGAGTGCATGGCGTTCATCAGCGGCGATGTGCCGTTATTTTTTTGCCTTGAATGAAGAATTGATATTGCCGAAATGTTCCATATAACAATTATTTAGTATATTTGCGGGAAAATATTGGCAAGACTATGGCAAAGGTTATCCATGTGCATTTGACCGGCAAGCGCCGGGACTATTATTTCACCAGCATCACGGCGGTTTATACGAAGTTGACCGCTGAGGAGGTTGGTGCTACCAAAAACTACCTCCTGCACGCCGGTTTGAGCGGAAACGGCACTGTGATCACGCGGAAAGCGATTATCAAGCAGTCCACGCTCATCTCAAGTCCCAGGCGTGGAAGAGGTTTAGAATGAGGGTTTAACGCCGTTAGAAGGCGATTCTGGCGGTGTTGTTTTGAATGTCGTTAGGGGGAGTCGTGAGGCTTCCCCATTTTTGTCACCCCAAACGCCGTTTTTGAGAGAGGGGTTACACTTGGGGTTACAGAGAGGGGTTACATTTTTAGCGAGAGAGGGGTTACACTTGGGGTTACATTTTCGAGATTTTAAGACCGCTTAAAAGTGAAGAAACGGGACCTTTACCCCCCTATTTTGGCGATTTTGGCAATATTCGGGCAGGAAAATGCCACATAAAAACCGCCTTTCACATTATATATAATACGCGTGAATTGCCCTATTTACAGGGGTTTTCGCCGGTTCTGCCCTATTAAAACCGCCTCAAAAAGTGTGTGTGCGGCTGTGGTGGGTGTCCGTGTGGGTCACATGCGGATCCGCGTGATCGGCGTCACCCTGCATGGGCAGATGGTGTGGAGTCCACATCTTGCGCACTTGAAGACATCGCAGCGTTTTCCCTTTCAAGTTGCGCAATTCGTTCTTTAAGCCGTCCGATCTCTTCAGCTTGTTCGCTATATCGCAAATCTCTATCTCTCAATATTTCTATAAACATTTGACAAACCCCATCGGCTGTTAGAGGGAAATCAGGTAATGGTGCAACAGCAATCGCTGGTTTTGAACGTCCTTTTAACACTCCTGGTTCGAGCATAGGTCCAATCCCATTAAGAATCCATGAAGCAGAAAAACTATATTGATAACATAATTCTGCAATTAGCTCAACACCTGCGTTCATTCTATAATTCAGAATTTCTGAAAATTTCGCAGGTTTAATGCCGAGAGTTTCTGCTATCTTGGATTTTGTGAGTCCTTTGTCCTTTAATAGGCTATTAATAGCCATTATAAAGCGTTGATTTATTACTGTCTTATCCATTTTATAGATTAAAAAATTCAGAAATTCTGAAAAAAATTATTCAGAAATTTTGTAGTATTACAGAAATACTGTATCTTTGCGACGTTGTTAACCGAGTTAACGGCGGCCAAAGGTACGAAAATTTGCATTAACCGACAATAAAACAGAAGAATTATTATGGCAAAGCACAAGGAGATCGACTTCCAGAAGTGGGAGCAGTTAGAGAATTACGGAGAGAAGATGAAGGCGGCTGTATGGGCCGCCAGCCAAGCGGTGAAGCGTTGGCTGGATCTTGCCGACGAGTTGATGGATGACGCCGCTGCAGACGGTTCTGACATGTACTGTGCAGCGAGCGTGTTGAATGAGACGTTGCAGCGAATGTCGGCCAAGTTGGGTATTAACGGCGGCGAAGCCACCGCCCACAAGACAGAGCACCACCACCGTCCTGGTGGCCTGGACGTGCTTGACGGCCTGGACGGTCTTAAGCAAGTTGATGTTAAACATTTTCAAAAAGCAGAATAAGATGTCGAAGAAGATTTATGTTACCGATGAGGCCAAGAATAAGTTGGCCGATGTGTTCCATGTGTCGCGTGTGATGGTGTGGAAGGCTCTGGCCTTTGAGAGCCACAGTTTGCTGGCCCGCAAGATCCGTCACGTGGCATTGTCACAGTACCACGGTGTCCCGAATTGGAAACCAGCTGATATGGAGACGATCCACGACTCGAAGACGATGACGCAGACCTTTGGTGATCGTGTAAAGCTGGTTCTTGACAAGGGTACCGGCCTTATCACCGTCCTTGTTGACGATGAGGTGGAGCGTGAGCGCCAGGTGGAGAGCATTCCCGAGTTCATGGAGCTGCAGAGTGAGGTAAGCCGTATGGCATTAAGTCTGTGATATGGAGTATTTCGGCAAAATACTGTGTATATCGGTGTGTGACCTCACCCATGACGACCGCCCGGTTGTCGTGGATGGTGTCGCTGACTGGAGCCATAGCCGTGTGCTTGCTGGCCGCCGTCCGCAGGACTTGCCGCTTGACATCCTTGCCCCCATCATGAGTGTTCCCAACTACAAGCAGCTGTGCGCCCGCAAGAAGATCAATGTGGTGCGTCGTGGAGGCGGTATGGGTGAATATGCCCTTGTTGAGGTTGCCACGTTGCCTCACCGCTTCCGTGACCGTGTCGTTGCCAAGTATGGCGAGCTGGAGCAGAACGTGCTGCGCGACTGGTTTGAGAGCCACTACCGTGTAGATGCCGAGGCCCGCAGCTGGTACACGCGTTTCCGCTTTGCTGACGGCAGCCCCTTGCCCCCTGACAAGATCAACGAGTACACCGTCAACGCCAGCGTGCTGCAGGCTGTTGTCGCCGTGATGGCCGACACCAATATCATGCGCAAGGCCATGCAGGGTGACAGCATCAACTGGGGCGAGATGGCCGGTGTCATCAGCTATTACCAGGCCGAGTTTGAACACACCCTGCCGCTGAGTCCTCACCGGTTCCGTGAGCGTGTGACGGCCTTCAAGAAACAGGGCTATGAGTCCCTGATCTCGAAGAAGTTCAGGAACCAGAGCGCCAGGAAGGTCAACTACAGTATCGAGCGGTTGATCTTGAGTCTTGACAGCTTGCCTGAGCGTCCCTACAACACCACCGTCGCCGAGATGTACAACATGTTCGTGCGTGGTGAGCTCACTGTTGCCGATCCCGAGACCGGAGAGTGGTATGATCCTCAGAACTACACCGACAAAAACGGCGACCCGCTGGTGCTGAGTGAGGCCACCATAGCCAACTACCTCAACACCCCCAAGAACCGGTCGTTGCGCAGTAAGCTTCACGACACCCAGTGGGACTTCAACAACCGTTACCGTCCTTATCACCTGCGCCACAATGGCGTGTATGCGTTGAGCAAGATATCGCTTGATGACCGTGATCTGCCGCGCCCCATGAGCAACGGCCAACGCGTAAAGGCTTACTATGCCTATGATGTGGTGAGCGGTTGTGTGGTTGGCCGCGCTTATAGCCGGTTGAAGACCGCCGACCTGTTCCTGGCGTGCATGCGTGACATGTTCCAGACGCTGGACCGCAACGGCTGGTATATGCCCGCCGAGCTTGAGGTTGAGCACCACCTGGTGAGTGGTTTTGCCGATGGCTTGATGAAAGCCGGTGTCGTATTCCCGCTGATCCGCTGGTGTAATCCCGGCAACTCACGCGAGAAACGCGCCGAGCATCTGAACCGCGCCAAGAAATACGGCGTCGAGAAGAGGTTGCAGGTGGGCATCGGCAGGTGGTACGCCTCGTTGGAGGCCAACCGCCCCAAGGTCGAGAAGGTCTATGACGAGACCAACAACACCTACAAGGAGGCCAGCTTCACCTTTGAGCAGCTTGTGGCCGATGATCTTGCCGCGATCGAACTGTTCAACCACCAGCTGCACCCCAACCAGAAGATGTATCCAGGCATGACCCGCTGGGATGTCCTGGCCAGCCGGCAGAACCCCAGCCTGCGTCCCTGGGACAAATCCTACCTGTACCGCTACATCGGCAACAAGACCGAGACCACCATCAAGCAGAACATGTTCTGCACCGTGCAATACCAACAGTACCGCCTGCCCAGCCCCCACGACATCGAGAAGCTGGCGCCGCGCAACAACAAGGTCGAGGCCTATTGGCTGCCTGATGCCGATGGCCAGGTGGGCGAGGTTTATCTGTGGCAGGGCGACAAGTACATCGCCACCTGCAAGCTGCTGGATCGCTACAATGAGGCCACTGCCGAGCAGACCGCCGCTGACGTTGCGGCCTATACGGAGCAGGCCAAATATGTGAGCCAGTTTGACAAGATGATGAAGGACGAGAAGATCACCAAGGTCGCAGTCCTTCCCAACGAGGAGCGCCAAGCCGTCGCGGCTGCCATCAACACTGCTGAGCCAGTACCCGCTGCTGTCGTGCCTGATGAAGACGAAGACTACAGTGACTATATGGACGTGAGCCAGGTTGCCCGCGCTGCTGTCGCTAGCATATAAACGACATTTTAACGACATTCAAAAACAGATAGAACAATGGAGATCACCAACGAAATCAAAACGAGAATCGCGACCGCTATAGCCAGTGACCGCGAGAACTATCCCAGCGACGCCAAGCACGCCGTCGCCCTAGGCATTGCCCCCAGCGTGTACAACGCCATCAAGAAGGGCAACTTTGAGAAACAGGTCAGCGATGCCAACTGGGTGGGCATAGCCCGCCGTCTGGGCGTCGTATTGCGCCAGGAAATGGCCTGGACGGCCGCGAAGACCCAGACGTGGGTGTTTATCACCACCCAGCTTGAAACGTGCCAGGAGGGCAGCCTGAGCGCCATCATGTGCGATATTCCCAATATCGGCAAGACCTTCACCGCCCGTGCCTATGTCAAGACCCACAAGCATGCCGTGTATATCGACTGCAGCCAGGTCAAGACCAAGCTCAAGCTCGTGCGCAAGATCGCCAAGGAGTTCGGTGTGAACGCCAACGGTCGTTACAGTGACGTGTATGAGGATCTTGTCGCCTACCTGCGCACCATCGACACCCCTCTTGTCATCCTTGACGAAGCCGGTGACCTGCAGTATGAAGCCTTCCTTGAGCTTAAGGCCTTGTGGAACGCCACCGAGCATGCCTGTGGCTGGTACATGATGGGTGCCGATGGTCTGCAGGAGAAGATTGTGCGCGCCATCGAGGGCAAGAAGGTGGGCTACACTGAGATGCTGAGCCGCTTTGGTGATACCTTCAGCAAAGTCACCCCCGACGATGCCAAGGAGCGCCAGAAGTTCCTCAAGGCCCAGGCTGCTATCGTCGCCCAGGTCAACGCCCCTGAGGGCGTGAATATCGCCCAGCTCGTCACCCTGAGCGGTGGCGGTCTGAGGAGGATCTATACCGAGATCGAGAAAATCAAGAAAGGAGGCAAAAATGAAAATTAGATGTTTGAACTGTGAACATGGCTACACTCCACTCTATGGTCGTGGGTGTGGAGAAGAAGTCCAGAGCTGCGACTATGGGCTACGTGATGGCGCCGCTCCTGTTGGGGAGTACTGCCGAATGGACGGGAAAAAACTTCGTGAAGTGAAAGGAGGCAAGCAATGATCGAAGAAAGAATATACCGCCTTGAAGATTTACATCATGGTATTTGTATTCACTGTGAAGAAGAATCCGATGAGATAACGGCTGATGGCCGATGTGTTGATTGTGTCGAAGAAGAGCTTTTCATCGAACAATGCATGAAAGGAGGTGAGAAATGATTACGCAATTAGAACAAAGGTACATGGAGGCTGTGATCTACTTGGCCAACAAGGGCATCGACTGGGAGCAACGGCGCTATGAGATTGCCAAGGACATCATGGCGAACAAGTGCCTTGAAGAGGTTGCCGAAGCGGCAGGTATGTCCTTTGACGTGAATGGTAAGGAACGAGGCTACGCGGCGCTTGCCGTGAAGTGGGCCGACGCCCTTGTTGATGAACTTAAAAAGCGAGTGTGATATGTTGAACATTGACTGGGAACAGCGTCGGTATGAAATCGCCAAGGAAGTACTGTGGCCGATGTATGAGCAGATGAGAAGCGAGACCTTAGTTACCGACAATAAGCGTAGGCAGCTGGCAAGTGAGGCCGCCGTCGAGATTGCCGACTACCTGGTTGCCGAGTTGAGGAAGGAGGCGAAGCGATGAAACGTAAACGCGCCTACAGCCCTGCCGAGATCCTGCGGATGAACATCCCCAAGCTGGAGTTTGAGGGTGCATGGGCCGCCAGCATGGGCAAGCCCGCCAAGAGTGGTGTGTGGCTGATCTGGGGCAATCCAGGCAACGGCAAGACGAGCTTTGTCATGCAGCTGGCCAAGTATCTGTGCCAGTTTGACAAGGTGGTCTATGACAGCCTGGAGGAGAGCACCAGCCTCAGCGTGCAGATGTCGATGCGCCGCCACAAGATGGAAGAGGTCAACCGCCGCTTCCAGATCCTGGACCGCGAGGGCATGGATCAGTTGGTCGCCCGGCTGCAGCGTCGCAAGAGTGCCGGCATTGCCATCATCGACAGTTTCCAGTACTCGGGTTTGACTTACAAGGGCTATCAGGCCATGAAAGAGGCCTTGCCCGGCAAGCTGCTCATTTTCATCAGCCATGCCGAAGGGATGCGTCCCGCCGGTCGAGCCGCCAAGAAGGTCGAGTATGATGCCGACATCAAGATCCTGGTCGATGGGTTCCGCGCCTCATGCAAGAGCCGCTACATGGATACTCCAGGCGTGCCCTTCACCGTATGGGCAGAAGGAGCCGCCAAGTATTGGCTTGGCAGAGAGCCGGAACAAAGCAATATTAACGAACAAACAACGAACGAAGATGGAACCCAATCAGATCATTAAATTATGCTGCATCTGTGGCAGGACGATGGCGGACACTGATCCTGGGAACAGTCCATGGCCTGTGGTCGATATGGGCCGTTGCTGTGACGTGTGCAATCACATGTACGTCATTCCTGCGCGCATAAGACAGGTATTAAACAGAGAACCAATCAACCAAACTAAGTGCTTATAATATTTTCATTACTAAAAATTTTTGGCAGACCGGCGCCATCTGCGACAGACCACGCCGGACACATCACCCGGGACCTGCCCCGGGAGGTATTTGCAGGAAACCATCTTGTGGATGGCCAGAGCGGTAACGCCTGGCATTGGATATAAAGAAGCCTCGGCATCCACAAGATCCATCACACCGAGCTGCAGGTGTCAAATGTAGCGCAGATTGAGGCCAGGGAGCAGCGGCGAGCTGCGGAAGAACCCGTCAGGACGTGTCCTGGTATTTACATGTGGAGGGGGCGGCGAAAGCAGCCAAAACAAGTGGCGTCGCCCCCTATTTGTTTAACGAAAGAACAGTCAGAAAATGGGAGAGGTGACTAACTACAGACGGTTTTATGCCGTGTTTAACAAGATGCATCATGGAGGTGATGCAGACAGCCACAAGCGCCAACTGGTGAGCCAGTGGACGTGGAGCCGTACCGAGCATCTGCATGAGATGACCGAGCGCGAATATGTGGAGATGTGCGAGGCCCTGGAGCGTATCGTTGACCCGCGAGGCAAAGAGCGCTGGCTTGCGGAGCAGAAGCGCCTGCGGTCGAGTGCTCTGCACCAGTTGCAGAAGTATGGTGTTGACACCACCGACTGGGACCGGGTCAATGCCTTCTGCCAGGATCCGAGGATAGCCGGCAAGGCATTCCGCGACCTGGACTTTGAAGAGTTGGCTGCCTTGACGCGCAAGATGCGTGCCATCAACCACAAGAACGAGAACTAACAGATTTATTCGCTTTAATAACAATTCAAAAACGAACAAAATGAAACCAAGTGAAGAAGAAATCAATGACGTGCTGAACAAGTGCACAGAGAGTGAAGAAGAGGGAGCGAGCCGATGGCCCGGCATGACCTATGAGCAAGGCGTAAAAGCCGCTACTGAGTGGATGCAAGGCCATGGCGAAAACCCGATGCAAGATTAACTATTAAACACAGTAAGAACAATGGCAACAAGAAAGAAGAAAACCATTATTACCGGCGTGACCCGTGAGGCTGCCGATGAAGCGTTTGCCACCTATGCCAAGGCAGATGCCAATATCAACAAGATCAACGCAGAGATTGAACTGGCTTGTGCCAAGATCCGCGAGAAGTATGCTGAGAAGCTCGCCACCCTCACTGATGAGCGAGAGCAGGCGTTTGACACCCTGCAGAGCTTCGCCACCGAGAACCAGGCAGAGTTGTTCACCAAGAAGAAGAGTCTCGAGATGGCTCATGGTACCATCGGCTTCCGCACGGGTACCCCGAAGTTGAAGACGTTGAAGGGTTTTACCTGGGAAGCAGCGAAGAACCTTGTCAAGGAGTTCTTGCCCGATTTCATCCGCACGAGTGAGGAAGTTGCGAAAGACAAGCTGCTTGCGGACCGCGAAGCAGAGGGAATGGCTGAGAACATGGCTAAGTGCGGCATCCAGGTCGTTCAGGACGAGACCTTCTATGTCGAGCCGAAGAAGGAGGACGTGTCATGACCAAGCAGGTTACCAAACCGCCCCATGTGTCGATATGCCGCACATGCAGCGGGACGGGCATGATTGAGAGCTTCAATCATCCCGATGGCCGGATGACTTGCCCCCAGTGTGAGGGAAGCGGACGGTTGGTTGTGTCATGCCAAATGACGGTTGACATCAGACCCTATAAAGAAGGCGAAACATTGTGATGTTTACCGTGTAAACTGAAAATTGCGTCAGGCTCTGCTTGGCGCAATTTTTTATTGTTGAAAGTGTTATCTTTGCAGGTAGAAATGAAGCGCAGGGGAGTGAGTTATCAGAAGCGAGTGGCAGACGTGAACAGAATCTATGACACGCATGTCAAGGAAGGTCTATCGAACAGGGAGATCTGGCGGCGTTATGTGTACCCGATATGGGGCATCAGCGAGCGAACATTCTATAACCTGCTAAAGGCGGTGAGCGATCCTAAGAACGAACTGCCGGAGCCTGTCCAATTACAGATTCAATGGGAATGGCCATGAGCAATCCTGATGTAAATATCGTCATCAAACGGATCCTGCGGGACATCGCCGTGGAGCTGAGCGACGAGTTTGACAAGAACTTCGAGCGCCAGGCATTCTTTTCCGAGGCATGGCAACGTCGCCGCACTCCGACGCGCCCGGGCGGTCACATCCTGGTTGACAGCGGGGCATTGCGTCGCAGCATCCAGAGCCGCACGACAGACAACAGTATCAGCTTCTACACGACGCTACCATACGCTGCCATCCACAACGAGGGAGGCGAGATCAAGGTGACAAATCGCATGAAGGCCTTCTTCTGGCACAAATACTACGAGGCTACCGGCTCCTTCGGTCGCAAAAAGAACGGCGAGCGCCGGAATGACAAGCGCACCGTGCAACTGAGCACCGAGGCCGAGTTCTGGAAGTGGATGGCCCTGAAGAAGGAGGGCAGTACCATCAAGATTCCGAGGCGTCAGTTCCTTGGTGCCAGCCCCGAAGTTGAGAAGGCCGTGCGCGAGATCATCGAGGAGAACCTAGCCGATTACTTTGAACATGACTTAAAGTTTGAGATGAAATGAGAAAGGAGATTTACATCAAAGTGAAAGCCGCACTGCTGGAGATGCCAGGATCACCAGTGAAGCATGTTGACCTGTGGAACCAGAATGTGGCTTTTATTGAGCAGGAGGAGGCCTGGCCACGTCCTGCCGTATTCATTGAGTTCGAGCCTATAGAATGGCGCGGTCAGAAGTCAGACGGTTACCGCACGAACGGGTTGCTGCGTCTGCACATCGTCACCGACTGGGATGGCCAGGAGTCATCGCTGGCGGTGTTTGACCTGTGTGAGGATGTCCGGAATGCACTGATTGATTTGAGCAGTGACACCTTCATCGGTTTGAAGCTGGCGCGAAGCTACACCAACCACAACCACGAGGATCTTGTGGAGAGCATCGAGGTGTTCGAGTATGGTGGCGAATGGGTGCCATAGAGTTGTAGAATATTGCCTATTGGTGAATTTGTTGTATATTTGTGCCCTTCAAGGGACAAAAACGATGAAACCAAATCAGGCATCAATCTACCGGGACATCGAACGGCTGCTGGAGTGGTCTATTCCAGTGGTCGAACGATTACCTCGTTCCCTGCCTTATAAAGAGCTCGGCGGCAAACTCGTCCTTGACCTCGCGGAGGCGTTGGACTTTGTAGTGCTCGCCTTCCAGGCTAATGGAACTCTGGAGCGTGTGGAGTGTATCAATGGCGTGATCATGCGCATGACATCGGTCAAAACAACCTACCGGCTGTTGAACCGTGTCCGTACTGATGCCATATCACACGGTCAGTATGCCCAAGCGCTTGACATGTTGAACGTCATCGCTGATCAGGCTGGAAAGTGGCTCAAAAAGAACAGGGCTTTGCTTGCTGAGCAGCAGAACAAGGAGAAACCCACTGTGTCAACACACAACGTGAATCCTGTTCAGCCAACGCTGTTCTCAGACGAAGAACTGGGGCGGTAAGACATTCATGGCGATTACGGTTACTATGAATCATCCCCTATCATTAAACGGGCGTGGCACTGCGCAAGACGTAGTTAGGAAACGGGCAGCCCACGCATCATCGCTTGACGCTTCTGGCGCGTGGTATCTCCATGGCGGGAATGGCCAGGTCAACAACAACAACAATAAGAACAATTCCAGGGCCGTGAGGGCGGTGGTCGCGCTTGGTGATGAGGAGAAAGAAGGGTGGGTTGATGCCTATTTTGATTGCCTGAGGCACAAACTCAGGGCTAAACAGTGTGGTGAATATAGAACTGACTTCGAGGGTGACCTGTGGCGGCTTGTAGGTGAAGTCCATGACCGCACCTATCAACCAAGCGAAGCATTTTGCTTCATCGTCACCAGACCAAGAACCCGTGAAATATTCGCCGCTGCCTTCCGAGACCGTATCGCCCAGCATTGGATAACCATCAGGCTGGAACCGCTGCTTGAGCGCCGCTTCCGCTCCCAAGGTGATATATCGTTTAATTGCCGCAAAGGCTATGGCTCCATGAGAGCTGTGCAGACTGCTAAAGGCCACATTGAGCGTGTCAGTGAACGCTACACCCGGGAAGCATGGATTGGGAAGATAGATATCTCCGGTTTCTTTATGAGCATTGACAAGGGTATCCTGCTTGATAAGCTGCTGCCGTTCATCCGTGAGAACTATCAGGGCAATGATCTTGATACGTTGTTATGGCTGACTGAAATAACGGTAAGACATGAACCCCAACTATACTGTGAGCGTCGTTCACCTGAATGGATGTGGAACGATCTCCCAGATAACAAGTCGCTATTCACGATGCCAAGTGGCAAAGGCATGGCCATCGGTAATATCACTTCCCAGCTGCTGGCGAACTTCTACCTGTCATACTTTGATGAGTTCATGATCGAGGAGTGTTCCTACACTGGCGCAGGTTATGTTCGTTTCGTCGATGACGCGCTGATCATCGCCAACGACAAACGCTTCATCATCGACCTGCGCAAGAAGGCGACGCAGTGGCTGAAGAAGAATCTCAAACTGCAATTGCACAAGGACAAGTTCTACCTGCAGCCCGCCACGCACGGCGTGAAATTCGTCGGCTGTGTCCTCAAGCCAGGCCGAACGTACACGGCGAACCGAACCCTGGGCAACATGACCAGGCGTGTCATGCAGACCAACAGCCTGTGCCGGGACATCATCGAGAACGGCCCGACACTTGAGAACCTGAAACTGCTGAAACGCCACGTCTGCAGCCTCAATTCCTACATGGGCTTTTGTGTCCATAACTACACCTTCAACCAGCGACGGAAGATGTTCAGCAACGCCACATATTTCTGGAAGTGTTGCAACATACAGCATCGGTTCTCGGTGGTGAAGGTCAAGAAGAAGTACAATTATTTTTTGTTCCTTGTTAAAACAGACCAATTACAACATGAGACAGCAATCAGAAATCTTGCCCCCCTTGGTAAGCGTAAGGCGCGAACTGGGGCAAAACATCTTCACCGTGGCGTTCAACGTCACTGAGGTTGAGAACGGTTATGAATTTGAGACGGCAGAGCTGCCGCCTGGTGTGTGGCGTCGTGACCTGATCATCTCGGCGATTATCCGCTCACGTTATAACACCGATGACATGGAGGCCATCCATAACAACGTGCTGGCCGACCTGACAGATAAGGAGGCCAAGGCCGCGCATACAGCTATGCAGCAGTGGCGCACTAAAGCTAAGCAGTGGTCACGTGAACTGATGACATGGGCAGAGGAGAATGGCCTGGCACAGGCTGAGCTGATGCCTGACCCAGAACCTCACGCCCCGGATGACACTGTTGAGGGTTATGACGGGGTGGCCACCCTTTCGGCCGCTGTTGAACTGGCCAAGGGCCAGGCAACAGATCTGGAGGACGAGACGGCTGCCAAGTTACCCGAATTGTTCCCGCTGTGGATTAACCAGCTCGGGCAGCAGCTTCATGCCGGTGAGCGTTATAGCTTCGTAGGCCGATTGTGGAAAGTGCTCCAGGATCACACGGCGCAGGCCGACTGGATGCCGGACACGACGCCCTCATTATTTGCTGAGGTGGCCGCTGATCAGGAGCAGGGCACCATCGACAACCCGATTCCCTACAACGGTAATATGGCTCTTGAAGAGGGCAAGTATTACACACAGGGAGGTGTCGTTTACCTGTGCATCCGTGACACCATCAATCCGGTGTATAACGATCTGAGCGCCCTTGTGGGCTTGTATGTCCAGATCGTTGAGTAGTTGGTTGTGGGGCAAATGAAAAGCCCCCAGCCCTGTCAAAAGTCGTCCTACTTACTTAAAAACAGTACCCACACAGGGAGAGGCTGGAGGCTTGTGCCTTCTTCCTCCATGTGTGGGCTGTTTTGTTGTAAGTAGGACACCGCAAAGGTACAATTTTTTTCAGAAAATGACACTATTTGAAGCATTATCGATCAATAAAGAGATGATCAATCGTTTGCAGGCTTTTGGTGCCAAAGCTGACGACTGGCGCTATCTTGACCTGTATCGAGACTACCAGCGGATGCACCAGGAGGGGGATAAGGTGACCTATATCGTCTCTGTCCTGAGTGAGCGTTACCATGTGAGCGAGCGCAAGATCTACAGCCTGGTCAAACGCTTCGGTACCGACTGCACGGTTGATGCAGTGTGATTGCTCGATCTTGTGCCGCATGGGTTGGTTGGATTGCCGACCTTTGCGGTATGGAAACGAAAAAACTGTACATGTCGGCGCCGCTTCCTTTCGTAGGTCAGAAGCGGAACTTTGCCAGACCATTCATCAAGGTGCTGGAGCAATATCCTGACGGCACCACCTTTGTTGACCTGTTCGGTGGCAGCGGCTTGCTGTCACATATCGCCAAGCACCAGAAACCGCATAGCAAGGTTGTCTATAACGACTATGATAACTACCGCGAGCGCCTGGTGCGCATTCCCGAGACCAATGAGCTGCTTGCCAAGCTGCGCGAGATCACTGCTGGCATCCCCAGGAAGTCGCCCATCATGGGCGAGGCACGTGAGCGGGTGCTTGCCACCATCGCCGCCCATGAGGCGCGATATATATCACCTTGTCCCCATCGATCCTGTTCTCTATGAAGTACCTGTTGAGCCTTGATGCGATTCGGAAAGAGGGGCTTTATAACAAGATCCGCACCACTGACTTCGCCCCTGCAGGTGACTACCTTGAAGGCTTGACCGTCACCAGTGCCGATTACCGCGAGGTGTTTGCCCAGTACAAAGACGAGCCGAATGTGGTGTTCCTGGTTGACCCGCCCTACCTGAGCACCGAAGCGGGAACATACAGGATGTATTGGAAGCTGAGTGACTACCTTGATGTGCTGAACGTGCTGAGGGCCCACCGCTTCATCTACTTCACCAGCAACAAGTCGAGCATCCTGGAACTGTGCCAATGGCTGGGTAAGAACCGAGACCTGGGCAATCCCTTTGCCGGCTGCCAGATGGTAGAGTTCCGCGCCCAGATGAACTACAGCGCATCCTATACCGACATGATGATTTATAACGCCGCTTAAACGTGTAAGTACGAGCCAGTGGCTCGCAATACAAGACAAGAATCGACACAGTGCTGAGGCTGTGCCGATTCTTTGTACTATGCGAGTATTGTCAGAGGGCTTTGCCCATGGCTATGCCCACAATCGCTATCAATAGACCAAGTTGGGCTTCCTTGTCATCAATGTCGCTCATGCTGATGTTGACCGGCTTCTCGGTGGCTTTGTCCCATATTTCCTGGTTTAATTCAACGCCAGCGAGAGTTGCTACTGTTGCCACCTGGTCGCGGCTAAATTCGATGTTAACGGTTAATTTCTTGTCCATGATGATAGTTGTATATTATGGTTTATAGATGCCGAATATGGACCCGATAACGAGGGTGAGGAGTAAGACCACGCCGGTCATTACGACTGACAGGAATATCAGAATGCCGGTTTTTGTCCTTATTCTGTCCCGGTGGATCTGCCTGTTGATCTTCTCGTCGATGCAGTACCGGTTGCGTTTTTTTGCTATTTTTTTGTCCATGATAGTTGCTAATTCAAAAAATGGCGTTATATTTGCAAACAGATTAGCATTGAGATTGAGCCTTGGATTGTAACTCCAGGTAGTTCTTTCTCTTTGCTATTTCTTTTTTATATATTTCTTTATTGTTTCTGGATTGTCGGAGATTGAGTGTAGTACATATTCTCCCCAGTCCCATTCCCAGACAATTATGCACTGTTCTTCTCCCTTGACCGTAGTAGAGAAAATATGGCTTTGCACAACTCTATCCCTACGTTTGTGTGGCGGCAATGTAGCAGGGCCTAGGTACTCACTCTCTTCAAGCACTTCGTTAATTCTTAACAATAATTTGTTTTTCTCTTGATAGTGTTTGTTTGGTTGATTTGTCCACTCCGAGATAGATGCCCTCGAAATATTAATAGGATGAGGGAAATGTGATGTTGTAATTGAAGTTCCTTGTAGTGGTTTAGCGAGCTTTCTTGTTTGTTTGGCATCGGCATTAGCCAAAACCCTAACTATACGACAAGCGGCACATAGTTCATTCTCAGGAACGAATGCCAGGTTGACCTTACCCTGGGCGATGTCGCAGTCCCGGCAGCGGCTGATGGTGTAGGGATTGTAGTCCGGGAACGTCTTGCCTTCCTTGCCCGAGTTGAAGCGGAAGATGCCGCGCGTGTCCTTCTGCAGGGCTTCCTCGCCCCTGGCACGCGCCTCTTCAGGATCTGTCACCGGGTACTTTGACTTGCGGACCTGGGCCACTGTGCAGCGGCAGTTCCAGCCATTGGGCGGGTAGTAAGTCTCCCAGAACGGGTCAGAGGGTGGCAGCGTCACCCCATCGAGGGCGGCGTGCTCAGGCCTTACCTTTTCATCATGCTGAGTGCGGTACTGCAGGTTGTAGCGGTCACCGTCGGCCTCGATCTGCTCCCACTTGGCCGCCATGTCTGCCGAAGCCTGGCAGAAGTTGTACTCGGCCCGCAGGTAGTTTTTATTGTAGGTGCTATCGATGGCTTGAACGTCATTCAAAAAGCGTTCAAAGGGCTTTCTCTCGCCATTCTCGTCGATGAGTGAGGGAAAGGCCTCGTTCAACTCATGGAAGGCCTTAAAGCCCGAGAATATGAAGTTGGAACGCTCCAGCCGGTGTCGCATAGCATCAGACATCGATACCTGCTGCATAGAGTGGTTCAGCGCGTCGGCATGTGTGCCGATGAAGTCAGTGACCTCGGGTTCCTGGATGACCTGGATGTCGAGCATAGCGCCCTCCTGGCGGTAGAGCGCGTGCATCATTCCCTCGAACGCCTTGCCCACCCGGTCACGGATCTGCTGCTCGAGATCTTCACGAGCGAGAGTGACGGCGGTAATGAAGCCCTCACGGCCCAGTATTTCGGCATAACGCTGGTGCAGCCCCGCATAGTCGGCGGGGCTCAGTCGAAAAAAGGGCGCACAGTCGCCTCCTGCTGGCCGTTTTGCTCTCCAGTGGGTGTTTCCTTACCTTTGCCCTCTTCATCATCCTGGGGCGGTTCTGTGGGCGGATTATTGGCATTGTTGCGGCGCTCACCTACCGGCATACCGTATTTATCTTCGAAATAGGACGGGTCCACCTCATAGTTATTGAGCACCATGGTCTCATAGTTCACCTGCTGCTCGGGTGAATAGTCCACCGAATAGTCCCAGTCGAAGCGCAGCCCATTGAGCGGGAAACCATGACGGATCATGCGCGGGATGAGTTGGTCGTTAACGATGTCGCGGATGCTGTCGCAGTCAGCCTCGATGATGTTCTCGAAGACCTCCAGGTGAGTTTCGGACTGGCTGAGCGAGCTACCGTCCTCGATGGTCATGGTCTGTCCAATGATAAGCTTTGAGAGTTCACTGTTGGCCCTCTCAATGCGCCGGTCATAGACGTTGAAGGCATCGCCGCGTGAAGACTCGACCACCTCAATCTCGGTACCCTGCTGGAAAATGCCCCAGCCCTCGGTACCCATGTCGGCCATCATCTTTTCCATGCGCTTCATCTCTTTATCGTCTCGAGTCGTAGTCCTGGCGATGCGCATTGGCATCCCGAAGATCTCGGCAAAAGTGTCCCAAAAGGCCAGCGCATTTTTCTTGGGGATGGTCTGTGTGGCCGCCTTGAGGAACAGTCCCAGGTTATCGGGCCGTCCTACCTCGATGAGCCAGTCACTGAACGGCGGTTGCCGATAGTCGATACCGGTGCTCCAGTCCTGCCCCAGGTCGGTGATGACGCGCCCGTATTCCGGTATGACGTGTTTGCGTGGAATCAGTTTGACCCCATTATATGCGAGTTTGCCGTCGCCAGCAGTGATGACATCCCCCAGCTCGATGAGCGAGTGTCCCCAATAGTTCGCATCGAGTGCGAGCTTGATCAGATCTTTGAACCAGGCAGCGTCAAAGAAGCCCAAAGCACCTTCATCCTCGTCGCCGCTCTCGTTGACCAGCTTAAACGATCGCGCCATGACAAAGCCCTCGCGCTGCTGGATACATCCGGAGAGGTGTAGATCAACAGCGACATCGCGGTAGATGTCATAGAGGGGTTGTCGGTTGGGGTAGTCCACGTTGATGGCCATCTGCCAAGCGGTGCGCCAGTCGCCGATGTCGCGTCTGGTGAGCGAGTCGGTGGTGCGCTGCAGCTGCATGACCGTTTTCTTGAACCTGGCCACGTCTTTCTTGGCGAGACGGAATGTGCCGAAAGGCGTCTCGAGCACCTGTTTATCGGTATTCTTTTTCTTGCTCATGATGTGTCAATTACCAGTTGTGTCTCAATTTCTTTTGGCAGCCGTAAACCATGGGGAAGCCGACCGGGTTGCCTTCCTCGTCGGTAGAGACAGGAAGGTCAGGCACGTTCTTGCCGGCCTGCACCCCTTCTAGCCATTTGATGGCGCGGTCGTATCGTTCCTTGCGGATCTCGGTACCCATCTTTTGGGGCAATGAGGCCGCCATGTGGTAAAGTGCGATGTCACAGGTGTACATGACAATGAGTTTGTTGCGCTCATTGCCCTCGGCACTGAACAGCGCCTCGGTGTCGTATTTTGGACGGAGGTAAGAGGATATTTCCTCGATGGCCTCTTCCTCGGCATTCGCCCGGTTGTCGTCGCTGATCTGTGAAATGACCTTCAAGGCCTGCTCACCAATGACAACCCTGTAATCCTCGTCGTTGATAAACATAGCGTATCGTTATTTGGTGATGTGTAAAGCGATTTTCTCGATGTCCTTGACCTTTGTCCCCTTGCGGAATCGGTGTTGCTGGACGAGCTGCTTGATTGTCTGCTTGGGAACGACCTTGAGAGTGCCCCCCATCGATAAGACATAGTATCGCAGCCCAGTCTCTTGGGCTAACCTATTGGCCTGCTTGACAGCCCTCTTGTAGCGAAAAGCGAAGATGAGTTGCTTGATTGTTTTCATTTTGTCACCATTGGTTTTTAGAGGTCGGTCGTCTGCCGAACCTGGGTATATAATTTGCTTGTCTCGTATTGCGCTGGAGGAACCAGATGGCGCCCTCGTCAGCGTCAGGCGCATCGTCATGGACATGGCTGCCCCGTTCCAGCGCCAGTGTCTGTTCAATGCCAACCTGCATGTCCGGGCTATCCTTGAGCGCCTCGTTATAGAACACGAAGCCGCGTTCCCACAACGGGCTGACCGCTTCGATGCGCTGGATCTTTTCCGGCTTCTTGCGTGTGTCCGGCATAATGGGCAGTTGGTATCCTCTCAGTTCTCCCTCGGTGGTGAACTCGTCGAGGATGATGTCCTGCATGAAGTTCGCCTCCATGTAGAATGATGCTGCCACGCCTGCCTCGCTGAGGCGCTCATAGAGGTTGTAGAGCCATCGCACCATACCCGACACTGTGTCCTGGCGGACATAGCAGTCTATCAAGTGCAGCTCATTGCCGTGCTTGCCCCAGAGTCTGCAGGCCTTGTAGTCGTTGGCCGTAGTCGATTTGAAAGACGGGTCGGTGTAGCAGATGAGCTGCTCATACTTGCGCAGCGGCAGCACCTTTTTATATCTTATCCACTCATGCTTGAAGATGGCTCCCTCGTTGATGGGGTTGTGCATCATCTCCTTTTGCCAGGCCCGGTAGCCCACGAAGTCGGCATACTCCTGAGCCTCCTGTTTGGTCCATTTCTCTTTCCATACCGGATTGCCCTTATCATCCACCGCGCAGATCTTAGAGACATGGACCCCACGGGTGGCAGCTATGTTGGCCAGTACCGAGTTCTTGCTGATGAGGTTGCCCACCATGATGAAGCGGCCACGTCCCACATCCAGGGCACCGAACAGTGCCTCCTTGACCCAATCGGTGAGTTCCCGGACACGCCGCTCATTACGGCAGAGTTCATCGTCATCGAGGTCATCGATAACGATGTAGTCGGGTCGTGCTTCACGTTCACGCAGACCACGCGGCGACTGCCCCCTGCCCACAGCCAGGAACTTCACGCCGTTTCTTGTGGTGAACTCACCTTCCATCCAGTTGCCGAGCGACATCTGTTCGCCGAAATCGGCGACGATGCGCTTGTTGTACTGGAGCTCTGCCTGGATGTCCCCCAGAAGCCGGTCGGCACTGTCCTCTGACTTGCCGACCACCACCATGAAGTTGATGAGTCTATCCGGCTGGAACATGAGCCATAGCGGCATGAAGATGTCGAAGTGGGTGGATTTGGCATGACCACGTGGCCACATGAAGACCGCCTTAAGGTTGGGCGTGCTCTTCACCTTCCTAGCTGCGGCATTGTGGAACGGCGCATTGTGTACTGTGCGTATCACCTTGCCGGTGGCCTTGTCACGCAGGTTAAGGAAATGGGGGAAGTAGTATTCACAGAACGCGGCATAGTCCCGCTGCAGCTTCTTGATGCGCTGGTCCCGCTGTGTCGCGTTCTCTCGCACCAGGGTTGCCGTGTCGGTCATGCTCTGGATCTCGCGGCAGTGCGCCTCCCACAGTTCCCGATATTTAGATGGTAATGCAGGCATGATTAGAGCTCTGAATTGGGAGACATCTTCTCCATGAGGAACTCATTCTGGTACTTGTTGATCGCCTTGATCAGCGCTGGTGTTATTTCCGGATCGTTGGACGCCTTGTCCTGGATCCATCGGTTGAACGCCATAAACACCTCGATGGCATCGACCACGTTGGCCTTCTTGTCCAGTTTCTCGATGACAGCCGAAAGTTTAGCTAGACGGTCGCCCAGTCCGGCTATGAGGTTCGGGTCGTCAGACTCGTTGACCGACGTGATGAGCCGGTCGATGGTAAGCAGCAGCTTGTTGACCAGTTCCTGGCGTGTGATGTTCTTGGCTGCACGCGCCTCTTTCCACCCGTCGGTGTTCGCCCATTTTGATATGGTCTGGCGGCTGATGGCGAGCCTTTCTGCAATCTCGGTCAGTTCCATACCGGATAGGTATAGGGAACGTCCAAGTGATTTCTTGTTTTCTAAATCTGCTTTCTTCATTTTTTGCAAAAAATAAAATGTGAATAACGGTGCAAAATTGGCCGAAAAACGTGAGCGTGACAAAGAAGCGTGCAGGGGTTGCATGGAAGTGTGCAGGGGCTTCACACTTATTTGTTCAGATGGGTTGAAAGGCGCAAATTTGCGGTGCTTTTTAATCATACAGTCGCGATGCAATCGCGACATAGAAACCGCAAAACAATGTCGAAAAACAAGAGAGTAAGAATTACCAACGAGCGCTTGAACAGTTACGGCACGAGGGTGCTGACCTCAGGCATGGACTTGTCGCAATATGAGCGCAATCCCGTGCTGCTTTACATGCACCAGCGTGGCGAGGTGATCGGCTATGTGAAGGACCTGAAGGTTGAGGGCGACGAGGTGACCGGCGAGCTGATGTTTGACGAGGCCTCCGAACTGAGCCAGCGTTGCAAGAAGCAGTGGGAGTTCGGTAGCCTGAAGATGGTGAGTGTGGGTCTCGACGTGCTCGAGCTGAGCGAGGACAAGAAATACCTCGTCGAGGGTCAGACGTGCCCGACCGTCACCAGGAGCAAATTGTTTGAGGTAAGCCTTGTCGACATCGGCGCCAACGATGATGCCATCGTGCTGATGAAGGATGGTCAACGATTAGAGATGGGCAAGGACGGCGAGAGCCCCCTGCCGAAGTTAAACCAACATAAAAATCAAGAAGAAGACATGGACAAGAAAGAGATTGCCCTGCTGCTGGGTTTACCGGCAGACGCAAGTGATGATGCCATCAAGGCCAAGATCAATGAGCTGAAGACTGCCGCCGATGAACGTGCGGAGCTCTCCAGGGAGAATGACGCGCTGAAGCTGTCACGCATCGAAGCTGCTGTTGACGGTGCCATTGCAGAGAAGAAGATCACCGCTGACAAGAAAGATCATTTCATGGAGCTCGGCAAGAAGGTGGGCCTGGAGAGCCTGGAGGCTACCTTCGGCGCTATGACGCCTCAGGTGAAGCTGAGCCAGGTAATCGGTCATCAGGGCGGTGCCCCTGCAGACAGCACCTGGAAAAAGCTGAGCGATGTCCCCGAGGACAAGATCCTGGAGCTGCGCAAGACCAACCCCGATGAGTACAAGCGCCTGTACAAGGCCGAGTACGGCATTGAGTGTGAAATCGCCGATTAAGTTGAACCATTAAAATATTGAAGACATGAAACTGAAGATGTTGTTTCTTGGCCTTGTCTCGCTTGTGTTTAACAGCGTGATGGGCGCAACTGTGGGCCATACGGTAGGTATCGATCCGATGGCCGGCGCCATTGGCGCCAATGTGATTGCCGCAGTTGGCGGTGCGTTTAATATGGTGCCTGCGGGCGTAGTCCGCGAAGGTGTCCTGGTTGAGGTGTGGACCGGAGAGCTGATCAAGTACCTGCGTCGTGGTCTTGAGGCCACCTTCCTTGACGGCATTCCCGATGCGTCGTCGCTTGCCAATAACGACGTGATCCATCTGGTTGATGTGGGTGTTGACCCTGATGTGCTGGTGAACAACACGACGTACCCCATCCCGCTGCAGAACCTTGATGATACTGACAAGACCATCAGCCTTGACAAGTTCCAGAGCAAGGTGACGCCCATCACCGACGATGAGCTGTATGCCCTGAGCTATGACAAGATGGCGCGCGTGAAGGAGAGCCACGGTAATGCGATCAATGACTCGAAGTTTGCCAAGGCCGCACATGCCCTGTGTGCAAACAGCAACACCGCGACGACCCCTGTTCTTGTTACCACCGGCGAGCGTGATGCTACGACAGGCCGCTTAAAGCTCACTGTCCAGGATGTCATCAACATGAAACGCGCGATGGACAAACTGAAGGTTCCTAGCCAGAACCGCCGCCTGGTGCTGTGCAGCGACCACGTGAACGACCTGCTGGAGACGAGCCAGACCTTTAAGGAACAGTACAACATCAACCGCAATGACGGCACAGTAGGCCGCCTGTTCGGCTTTGACATTTACGAGTTCGCCAACAACCCGCTGTACACAACTGCGGGCAATAAGAAGGCCGTGGGTGCTACCGCCAGTGCCGGTGAGTTCCAGTGCTCGTTCGCCTTCTATACACCCCGTGTGTTCAAGTGCACCGGCTCGACAAAGATGTACTACAGCGAGGCCTCGACAGACCCCGAGTACCAGCGCAACAAGATTAACTTCCGCCATTACTTCATCTGTATGCCGAAGAAGGCCGATGCCGGTGTTGTGATGCGTAGCGGCTACCAGGCTAGTGCCTAATGCGTAAAGAGCTGAAATACCTTGTGCTTCATTGCACCGCCACTCCCGAAGGGCGTGAGGTCAGTTCCAGTGAGATTCGTCACTGGCATACTGACCCCAAGCCCAGGGGGCGGGGGTGGAAGCAGGTGGGCTATACCGACATGATCCATCTGGATGGACGTGTAGAACGCTTGGTGAACAACAACGAGGACGCTTGGGTGGATCCATGGGAGGTGACCAACGGCGCGAAGGGCTATAATGCCGTGAGCCGCCATGTGGTGTATGTGGGCGGCTTGAAGAACATCCCCGGTGTTCCAAACGACAGACTCCCTGCCAAAGACACCCGGACGGCAGCGCAGCGCGAAGCCTTGAAACGCTATGTGCTGGACTTCCACCGTCGCCACCCGAAGGTGAAGATCGTGGGCCACAACCAGCTTGCCGCCAAGGATTGCCCGAGCTTTGACGTACCGAAATGGCTCAAGGAAATCGGCATCAATCAGAAATAACGATCAAGAGATATGGACTGGAATGACGTGTTGAATATGGCATTGAGCGGCGGCCTGGTGGGGTTGCTGACGTTCCTACTGACCTGGCGCAGCCAGGCCCGCAAGGCGCGTGCCGAAGCCGACACCGTGAACATCACCAACACCGAGCAGGCCACCCGTATCCTGGTTGAGAACATTGTTGAACCGCTTAAACAGGAACTGAATGCGACGAGAAGAGACCTCAGCGCGACGAAGCGCGAGATGGCCCGATTGCGTAAAGCGATCGATGATGCCAACAGTTGCAAGTATAGTGCTTCTTGTCCTGTGCTGCGCCGGATGCGCGAGCAGCCGAAAGACGAGCCTCGCAAGCCAGACGGGCGAGGTGGCCCAGGCCCGCGTTACCCGCCTGGCGGACAGCGTCGAGCGCGTGACCATCAAGCGCCTGGAGCCGGTGAGCGTCCCGGAGAGCCGGGTGAAGCTGATGATAGCTGCTGACAGCCTGCTATCGACCCCTCTGGGCGCAAGCTGGACAGGCCGCAGTGGACAGGCTAACGTGAAAGTGCAGCGCCAGGCTGGCACCGCAGGCAAGCCGGAGGTGATAGTCGTGGAGGCCACGTGTGACAGCCTGCAGCTGCAGTGCGAACGCTATGAAGAGACAATTGCGAAACAGCGCCGTGCCATTGACGCGTTGTCCGAAGCCGGTTACCGGCTGTACCGCGAGCAGCTCGAGGAGGTGAAAGAGAAGCCTCCCAACGGGATTAGAACGGCGTTGAAATGGCTTTTCATCGGTATTATAATTGGCCTGTTAATGGGCCGGATCAAGACAATTTCAAGATTTATCAAACAAGTGTAACATTAAAATCAAAGTATTATGCCTAACATTTCATGGGGTAAACCCGAAATCTACTTTGGTGCTCAAGGCAAGACCGTCGGAGCAAACACCTTTGACTTTGAAAAGATTTCCACTCCTGCAGAGGATAGTACCCAACTGACCGGTCAACAGGGCGAGAAGGTTGAGGCTAAAATCGAGGGTGGTGCAGCCGAGGATACGCAATACAAGGATCCCACACTTGAGCTGGTGATGAAAGTGCGTATGGCTAAAGAGGATAGCGGCTCTCTGCGACGATTGCCTAGTGTGTTGTACAAGTCAGGAAGCACCTCGGAGTACACCCAAGACAAGGTGGCCGTGTGCCTGATTCCGAAGAATAATGCTACCCCAGGCTTTTTCTGTGCATCTTGTTCGGTGAGCATTATAGAGACGTACACGGCAGCAGACGGCGCTTTCTGGGAGATTACGTTGTCTATCAACGTACCCACGTCCGGTAGTGCTATCCAATGGGGGCAGTACTATGCTACCGAAGGCACGTCCACCAATGCCGGAAAGTTCAAGATTACATCTGGCGTGGCAGCGTAAAGCGACACGTTGTGTAACTATTATTCGCGGCAGCGGGTATGCTAATGCTGCTCGCTGCCGCTTGATTTAAGCAATGGACACAAGAGGTATTGACATATTGTTGGAACGTCGCAACGAGATTGAGGTGGCTGGTCGTCGATTCACGCTGTACCCACCGTCGCTGGGCGTTACGATGATGGTGAAGGGCGGTCTTGACGTGCTGGGTCTTGATCTGGTGGGCGATCCAGTTGTTTCAGTGATCGCAGCTGCAGAGCGTGACCGGCTGCAGTGCTGCCGCCTGGTCGCGTTGTGGTCGTGTGCTGATCGTGACGAGGCGATGGATGCCGGATTGATTGAGGAACGTGCTGCATACCTGGATGGTCATGTAGAAACGGATGAGCTTTCCACACTGCTTATAGAGTTGCTGTCGAGCACTCATGTGGACGATTTCCTGCAGTCCAGCGGTATTGTCAAGGAAGTGGAGCGGCTGCGCAAGGTGAGTGCATACAAGAAGAATGAGACGCCGACTTTTGGGGGCAAGACAATCTTCGGCCAGCTGATAGACGCCGCCTTGCAGCGGTATGGCTGGACCTACGAGTATCTGGTGTGGGGCATATCGTATGCGGCACTGACAGTGCTGATGGCTGACAAGGTGACGCAGGTGATCCTGAGCGAAGAGGAACGCAAGCGTGTGCCGTTGCATCTGCTTGATGGGGATGTCATCAGTGGTGATGATCCAAGGAACGCACAACGTATAGTTGAAATGTTTAGTTAATCATGTCGGAGGTAAAGTTTGTCATCAGTCTGGATTCCCGGGCTTTCAAGTCTGGCAGTGAAGAGGTGAAGGCTCAGGTGAGGCGCATCACCGATGAGGTCAAGGTCGAGGGCGGCAAGATGCAGCGCGAGTTTGACAGTATCGGCAAGTCGATGGGCAGTTCCATGGGCAAGTACCTTGCTGCCTTTGGCGGTGCTGCTGTGTTCAAGCAGCTGATTGGAGATATGGTGCGCGTGCGAGGTGAGTTCCAGAAGGCGGACACCGCTATCCGGACGATGCTGGGCAGCAAGGAGAAGGCTGATGAGTTGATGTCCCAGGTGCGCGACTATGCCAAAATTTCCCCGCTTGAGTTCGGTGACATCACAAAGGCGACGCAGACGATGCTGAGCTTTGACGTTGAGGCTGCGAAAGTGCCAGGTTATATCAAGGCCATCGGAGACATATCGATGGGCGAGAGCGGCAAGTTCCAGCAGCTGTCGTTGGCTTTCTCACAAATGAGTGCCACCGGCAAACTCATGGGTCAGGATCTGCTGCAGATGATCAATGCCGGATTTAACCCATTGGCCGTGATAGCTGAGAAGACAGGCAAATCCATTGCGCAGCTCAAAGACGAGATGAGCAAGGGCAAGATCTCCGCTCAGCAGGTTCAACAGGCTTTCATTGATGCCACCAGTGCTGGCGGCAAGTTCTTTAACATGAGTGAGAATGCCGCAAAGACTATTGAAGGCCAGATGTCGATGCTCAGTGATGCTGTGGATGCGGCATTCAACGAGGTCGGCACAAAGAGTGAAGGCATTATCACCGGTGCAATCAGCGGTGTAACCAAACTGGTCGAGAACTACGAGGCTGTTGCAAAGGCCATCGGTCTCCTCATTGCCAATTATGGTGTATATAAGACTGCCGTGATTACGGTCACTGCGGTAGAGCAGGCGCACGGTATAGCAGCTGCAGCAGCTGCAGCAAAGACAACCATTCTCAAGGTTGCCCAAGACGCCCTTAACAAGTCTATGCTTGCCAATCCCTACGTTGCAGCAGCGGTCGCTTTGTCTGCTCTTGTCTCTGCCATTGTCGCAGCTGCTACTGCCACGGATGCCTTTGATGAGGCGCAGAAAAGCCTGGAGGAAGCAGCTGCTGGTGTTGACGCCAGCACGGCAAGTGAAATGTCAAAACTTGATGCCCTCTATAAGAAGCTGCTCGAAGCGGAAGAGGGCAGCGAGGCGTATAAGAAAATCAAGCAGCAGATCATTGACCAATACAGCCAGTATTATGCCGGCCTTGAAGCTGAATGGGCCAAAGTCGGTAATCTGGCTCTGATGTATGACAAACTGACTGATGCCATCAGAAGGTCAATCGCTGCTCGTCAACTAAAGTCATTTGTCGATAAGCAGATGGATGCTAACGACAAAGTGGTACAGGAAAAACTCGATGATGCCTACAAGAAACTCATTGACAAGTATGGCAAAGCGAGAGGAACAGAGCTGTATAAGAAATTCTTCAAGTTCGCCACTCAAGGTGACGGCAAGGACATGGATGCCCAGGATTGGAAGGATCTTGAGAAGGCAACCATGTGGACTACCCGATGGGGCAAGAATGCCACTGACGGTATTGTGGACTTCCGTGTGAGCGTCAAAGAACTGGCCTATGACATCCAGAAATCCAATAGGGCCACACTGGAGAGCATTGAATTATACAAGGAGATGTATGGCATCACTGAGGAAATCAAAGAAGAGACCACTACACCTACCAAAGAACCGACCTATACCGATCCCAAGGAATTAGCCAGGCAAAAACGTGCTGCTGAGAAAGCCGCCCGAGATAGGGCGCGTATAGCCAAGGAGCAAGCCGATGAATATGACAAGATCACCGAGATTCACCTGCATCAGATGACCGAGCAGGGGCGCAAGTCGGCAGATCTAGAACTGGAGGTGCGTGAGGCTGAGATCCGTGCCATGCGCCAGGGTACCAAAAAGACCCTTGCTGAAATTGAGCTTGCCCGGGATAAAGAAGTTACATCGGTAACGCGATGGTATGAGGATCTGCGCCAGAAGCGTATTGATGAAGCCAAGAAGCTCTGGGATGCCCAGAAGAAAAACGAGGGCAAGAAGTTCTACGAAAGTGAAGAATACAAGAAGGCGTCCAGCAATGAAGCATACACTGATGAAGAGAACAATGCCTTCAAGAAACGTATGGCCGCCGCCAATCAGGTATATGCCAACTCACTGAAAGAGATTCAGGATAATGAGACCGCTGCCCTCACTTCGTTTCTGCGTGAGTACGGGAATTATCAGCAGCAGCGCTTGGCCATTGCCCAGGAATATGCCAAGAAGATCGAGAAGGCAGAGACCGAGGGCGAACGTTTGACGTTACGCGCTGAGGAGCGTGAAGCCTATAGATCGCTTGATTTTGATCAGTTCAAAAAGTCAATCAACTGGGAGGCGGTGTTCAGTGATCTCGACGGTGTGTCGCTGGAGCACCTCAATACCTTAAAGGAACAGCTGCAGGGAACACTAAAAGATGGCACGCTATCCGCAATAGACTATAAGACAGTCGTTGAGCAGATCGGCAAGATCGAGGAGGCTATTGTCGCCAAGCAGAACGAGTGGAAAAATGTGTTCGGCCTAACAATCCCCGAACTGGAAAAAAGGAAACGCTTGGAGCAAGAAGCTGTTGATGCCCAACAGCGTGCCGTTGATCTCCAAAGGTTGCAGGCGGAAGCGCAGAAGCGCTTGAACAGCGCGAAAACGACCATCCAGGCTGCGTTGAACTTCAAGATCGATGCCGAAGACATCAAGGTGGAGAATGCGCAGGAGATCCTTAACAAGTTCACCCCCGACACGGAAATCTACAAAACCCTTACACGTCTGTTTGGCAACCTTGCCGATGCTGAGCATGACCTTTCAGCGACCACCGAGGAATACAACACCGCTCAGGCTGATGCTGTCATCAAGACCGAGAAGGCCCAGAAGACGTTGACCAGTGCTATTTCAGCCATCAATGAGATAGCACAGAAGGTAAATGCGAATATCCAGTCCACTGTTGACCTTATTGAGACCCTTGGTTTGGGTGATTCAGCATTTGGTAAGGGCTTTGGTGATTTCGCTGATGCTGCCCAGTCGATGAGCGATGCTTTTAGTGCGCTGCAGAACGGTAACATCATGGGTGCCATGAACGGTGTGTTGAGCAGCGTCGGCTCATTGGGTCAGGCCTTGGGCAAATGGGGCATTGCCGGGATGGGTGACAGTGACAAGACTCTTGCTGAGGACATGGAGCGGTTGACAGAGAGCAACGAGGCGTTGAAGCGTAGCGTTGATGACTTGACCGACGAGATGAGCGAGAGTGCTGTAGCCGATGCCGGCGAGATCTACAAGCAGCTGCAGTCGAACCTGGAGCAGTCTCAGCGTAATACCCAGGAGATGCTGCGTCGCATGGGTGGGGCCTACAATAACGGCTTCCTGGGCATCGGCGGCAAGGGTTCCTCGAACAGCAAAATCAACGAGGGTGTGAACTCCAGCGAGTGGCAGCGGGTGTCTCAGATCGTTGGCAAGAGCGTGACGAGTGCGAGCCAGTTCTGGTCACTGACAAGCGAGCAGATGCACAAGGTGGCGAAGGATGCCCCCGAGGTGTATGCCCATATCAAGCAGCTGGCGGCTGAGGGCTACCAAGATGCGGCGCAGTACATGGATGACTACATCGAATACTGGCGCGAGCTTGAGGAGGCTGCCGAGGCTTATGCCGAGAAGATCACGGGTGTGTCTCTGGACAGCGTTGTGGGCGATTTCCAGCGTATGCTTGCTGACATGGACAGCAGTGCCGCAGACTTTGCCGACGACTTCGAGAAATACCTGCAGAACGCGATTATCGGCGCCCTGGTGTCGGACACGTATGAGCCGCTGATCAAGCAGTGGTATGAGTCGTTCAGGAAGGCTGCCGAGACCGACGGCATAGACCAGGCCGAGCGTGACGCGCTGCAGCGTGACTGGGACCGGATTGTGGGAGACGCCCTGCGCGACCGTGAACAGCTGCGCGAGCAATTCGGCTGGGGCAGCACCGGTGAGGGTAGCGGCGCATACAAAGCCGTGGCCTCGTTCACTCAGGAGCAGGGTGACGAGCTGAACGGGAGGTTGACCGCCATCCAGATTGGTCTGGAGCGCGAGAACCAGTCGCTGTCTGCTGCCGTGAGTGCCCTACAGGGGCTGTCGGTGGTAACCAATGCCCAGGGTACGACGTTGAACGAGATGCGCAACCTGCTGCTGATCGGTAATGGCCACCTGGAGGACATTGCTCGATACACGAAAATCGCTTCACAGTATGGCGATGCGATAGAGACGATAGCCAACAAGATAAAGGAACTATAACGATATGCCTCACGGACAACTCAACATATTCAACTGGGCGGGTGTCAACGATGATGCCTTCGACCTTTATGGCGTGTCATTGAGTGACGGCGCAATAGCGACGCTGCTTGCACCAGCCGCCGCCAAGGAGCGCGTCAGCAACGAGAGCCGCCTTGAGAGCGGCAAGCGGATAGACATCCAGGCTCCCACACAATTCCAGGCCCGAGAGCTAACGCTTGAGATGCACCTGATAGCCGCCACCTACGAGCAGTTCCTGACACGCTATAGGGCATTCATGGATGCGATAACAGCCACAGGCCAGGGCATACTGCTTTCCTACACCGTCTATGGTCAGCAGATCAGGTTCAAGCTGCAGTACCTGTCGTGTACTCAGTTTGCGGCCTACAACGGCCAGTTGGCAAAGTTCGCCTTGCGTTTTGTCGAGCGCACGCCCGGCAACGGTGTCGTTTCGCTCACGCTGAATGGAACTAACGATAATGAAGAAGAGGAGAACGGGTAATGGCAAGCGGTTACATAACAGGACACCAGCATCGCTCGAAAGCGACCATTGACATCAAGCGAAAGGTGAGCGGAGGCACAGAGACGATAGCCACTGTGCTGATCACCCCTCGCTCGCTGCGCCGCTTCAAGCTGATGCAGGAGGACTTCATTCTGCTGGAGTTCTCGCTTGTTGATGCGGTAAACTTCGCTATCGGCGACTATATCAATGACCCTATCTTCGGCTACTTCTACATCACACAGGAGCAGATGCCGCGATACAACAAGGCGACGGGCGGCTATGACTACTCATTGCGTTTTGACTCGCACATCTTCATCTTCGCCAACTATATCAACACGCTGGTTGTCGTGAAGGACACCAGCGTTGAGGCCATTGTGGAGACGGCCCAAAGCGAAAGTTACTACTCGTCGCCTGTGCAGAACGGTCAGGTGGTGATAGCCACGGCTGCGAGCGTTGACCACATGTTTGAACGCATGGAGGCCTCGTGGTCGCTTACCGACCGTCTGCTGGTGCATGCCGAGCAGGTGCTGTTCAACATCAAGGCCATCTACTACGACCTGGACTATATCGTGGCCATTCACCCGTCGGCGACCAAGGCTGCGGAGGTCAAGTTCCTCTCCTATGAGGGCGTGACCATCATCGAGGCACTGAACATGATGGCCACAGAGTGGCAGTGCGAATGGTGGGTGACGAATGAGACGGTCACCGATGGCAGCTCGTCGCATATCCGCTACACCATCCACTTCGGCAAATGCGAGATCAGCAACTCGGCGTTTGTGTTCACACTTGGCGACAATGTGGAGAGTATGGACATCGCCCGTGATCAGCAAACCTATGCCAACCGCATCTATGCCTTCGGCGGGACGCAGAACGTGCCAGAGGGTTACGACCGCAAGCTGGAGTTCACGGTCACGGAGGAGAGCGACACCACGAGTAACGCGGGCTGGTGGGTGATCGACTCGGAAAAGCCGCTCACGCTTGACATGATTCCCGACAGCGTTAACGGCGAGAGTACCATCATTGAAAATGAGATTGCAACATGGTCGAAGCAGATGGTTTTAGGCGGCGAAAACGTCAACCTTAATTCGGCGACAGCCAACCCTGACCAATACCGTATCACGGGCTCGGTAAGCCCATCTTTCACTATCGCAAGCAGCGAGCGCAACAAGATCACATCGGTGGTGTTCACCGTCTATATGGACGGCCAGCAGGTTGTTTATCCAGCCACGACGGTCACTGTCCCCGAAGAAGGCATTGACCTGGGCTCGCAGAATGTAGTCTATCGTGCCACCATCAACATCAATACGCTCAAGACGCTTGCCGAGCGCGGTGCTATGACTGTGACGGTCAAGGCGACAATCAATGCTTCGCAGGTTTACAGTGGCGGCACGTTTGATGTTGAGAGCTGGTCGCTGGTCGCCACAGGAACGAGCGACACTATTGCTAAGAAATTCAGACTCGTGTATGACGGGCATGAATACTATGCCACACTTAACCGCTCACACCACAACAAATACTCGCTTGAGGCCAAGCGCATCAGCGAGATTTACAGGTTCATCAGCGGCTCAACAAAGATGTATGCACGGCAAGAAGGGTTCGGCGAAGGGGAGAAGTTCTCGCTTGTGGAGAGCACCATCAACGTCAATGACCTGCCGTCATCCTACTATACACCCGTGTATGATACGGGAGTGCTGAGCAAGGTGGGCGAGCGCAGGATCCACCTGCCCGAAACCGGAGGCAGCAATAACGGCAAGCGGTATGTTGAGGCGGCAGGCATCAATCACTTCACCAAGGCGGTGGAGGTTGCTGTAGTGTTTGACGACATATTCCCTCGCATGGCCCTCATGGTTGCCTCGGTGACCACTGAGCAGAAGGTGCAGGACATCGTCCATGAAGATGACAGTGTCGAGCGTCAGAACTGGACGCAGTATAAGATCACGGCCACCAAGGCCGACGGCTCTGCGTTCCATTTCGACACCCGGTACATTATGGACGGGAACAGGCTGCAGGCGGTGTTCACCGCTCCGGGAAGTGTACAAAGTGACGGCTTCAAGCTGGCGGGTATGACCTTTGAGGTGGGTTTCAACAACTACACGCAGGTGTACACCATTGTCCGCAACGAGGACTATGGTGTGTCAATACCGAATGAATACCTGTACCCATCTGTGGGTGACACATTCTTCCTAACGGGCTGGAACCCGAAGGCGATTACGGAACTTACCATCGTGGCCGATGCCGAGACCGAACTGCTGAATACTGCCAAGGCATACCGTGACGCCATCCAGCAGGGCCAGTTCACGTTCACCTGCCACATGATGAGCGACATTTTCTGGAAGTATGCCTACGGAGGCCGCAATGCAGAGGGTAACACTCCCAAGACCTATGGTCTGCTTGACCTGGGGGCAAAGGTGACCATCAGCAATGCCGCCTTGCCCAATGGCAGCAAGACGAGCCGCATCATCGGCTATGAGTATAAACTTGACATCCCGTACGACACGCCGACGTATGTCATCGGCGAGACGGATGCTTATTCCAGGTTGAAACTGATAGAGAAAAAACTGACGAAACTAACATAACTACCGAAATGGAAGAAATCAGAATCAGGCCAGTGCAAGGCAACTGGATGCAGCTCGGGATCCCGCTGACGCTGCAAACGGTAACGATGGTTAATGGTGAGCCGAAGGTAACGGTGTCAGAATTTATTCCGAATCCTTCTTATCCCGTTGAAATCGTGTTGAAACGCGGTTCGAAGGAGCGTCGATATGAGGCTCGGATGGACGGGAACATTGCCGTGTTTGAGGATGACGGGACATTGGAATCCGGCATCTATAGCATGACGATACTGTGCCGCGACGGTGCCGGAAAGAAGAAGCGTTTCAAGCAGCGTGATGCCGTGAAGATTGTTGACCTGACGGCTGAAGCCGGCATTGAGCCAAGCATTGAGTATAACACGGAGGTTCATATACTTGACGCTGCGGTGTTCATTGCAGTTAACGGAGGCGGGAATGGAGGTTCCGGTGACGGCAAGTACCATGTTCTTTTGACGCAGGCGCAGTATGACGCACTGGACACCTATGACGATAACGCCATCTACATGATATACGAGCCAGAGTCATGATTACCTTTAGAGGATACGTGATCATCGCCATCAATGTGGGTCGCATGGCCCTGGTGAGGATGTACAATGGGGCACATCTGGTGTGGCAACGCCTACGCTCGTGCTTCGGCACAGGCGTGTGGCGGAATGACCTTCCGTGGCTCAACGACGACAAGTGGAAAAACAATTAAAAATATAAAGATATGTCAGAGATTATCAATATCAACGAGGACTGGCAACTTCACAGTGGCGCTGAAGTACAGGTCTATATCAAGAAACTGTTGGGCGATCTGGACCGAGGCCTTGCCGGCAAGATCGGATGCCTTCGCACCTATGAGGACGAAGACGAGGAACTTCACCTGGTGGGCTTCGCTACCCTCGAAGACTACGATACATGGTTTAACGACCACGAGGCGATTACTCCCATCACGGACATCATCATCCCCAAGGGCAGCGGTGCCGAGACGGCCTACACGCTGGTCCTCGAGGGCAACACCCCTGTTGCCGTGCAGATGACCAACGACTTCACCGTGCGTCTCAAGGCGGTATATCTTTACAACAGCGGCGGTGTGGCACAGGAAGTCCCCGACTGGGTGACGCTCACCGTCCAGCGAATGGACAACAATCAGCGCTGGGTGACCTGCGGACGCTTCACTGTGGAGTCCAACCGCTACAACTACATCTCGATGAAAGGCATCCTGCCTTCCGGCAATGTCCATGTCCGCATCACGGCCGCCGCTGAGAAGGCTTCAACGGCCATCCCGTTCACCTTCCAGGTCAACATCGTGAACATGACCTTGACGCCCGCAACGGCATTCCAGGTCCCCTTCGATCAGGACGCGCTGCTTACCCTGCAGTATTATATCACCGGCAACATCTCGAAGACGCTGTTGCTGAAGTTCGACGGCGGCGGTACAGGCAAAGAGCTGGTCATCGACGGCATCACGCACAGCGATGCCGACACGCCCTACTCCTGCGAGGTGCAGGGCTTGACGGATGTCCTTACACCTGGTCTCCACACTGTGGAGGCCCAGCTGAAGTACAATGATGACCTGGCCACGGATTGGGTCATGAGCGAGTACCTGGTACTCGGTGTCGATGCCCCTGTGGTGTCCGTCAACAATATCTCAGACGGACTATCGAACTGGACCGACGTCCACTTCTTCGACTGGTCCGTCCTTACGCCTGACGGAAATCCCATGAACGTCATTATGCGGCTGGTGGATGCCAACGACAACACCACCGAATATGCGCGCTGGTCGTTCAACGGCGCCCCCAGGAACAAATATCCCTTCACGACGCAGCTGGCCATCGACGGGGTGAGTGACACCTGGATCGATGCAGTCATGCTGATCGAGGACAGCGAGGGCAACGAGCTCCACGATCCCGTGGCCTTCGGCCTGGAGAATGAGGCCAGCTTCGCGCCCAACGCGGGAGCGTCCTTCGTCCTCTCGCCCGCTGTGCGCTCCAACGCTGAGGAGAATCCCGCCACCATCATCAACACGGTGAACGGTGATATCCTGGCACAGGCTGAGGACTTCGTGAACTTCGACTTTTCCACCGACGGCTGGAAGGAAACGAGCTATGAAGGCTCGACGGTGAGGGTGCTGCGCATCCCTGCAGGGCGCCAGCTGACCATCCACCACAATCCCATGGCAGACTTCACCGGCGCCGACAATACGGGCCGCAGTTTCGTCTGGGAGATGGACTTCGTGGTAGATAACATCGTGGACGATGAGGAACCGCTGATCGAGCTGGGCAGTCTCCGCAACTCCGGCGTATGGTGGGGCTTCCGTCTGATGCCCTCTCGCGCCATGCTGCTGACCTCGAACAAATACACCGAGCCCGACCAGGATCTGGCCTGGGCGGAGGGCAAGCGTTTCCACCTGGCCATCACCGCCCAGTACGGAGGTGAGGCGTCACCGAACATCCTGCGCATGTACCTCAACGGGCGTCTCGAGAGGGAGTTTGCCTATGACACGGATGACCGCTTCACTCCCGAGAATGCGGTAATGGTCATCGGCAACACCTCCAGCGATATCGATATCTACGGTATGCGCTGCTACCGCTCAGCACTCAGCTCGTCGGCCGTCATGCAGGACTACAAGGCATCGATGTCCACCACGGCCGAGAAGATCGCCTTTGAGGCAGCCAACGATATCCTGGATGACCGTGGCCGCATCGACTGGGACAAGTGCCTGGGTAAGTACAACATCATCGGCCACAGGGGACCGCTGCTGCACAAGGGCATGGAAAACAACACCCAGCACGGCATCAGCATCGAGATCCACATGCCGGACGATGAGGAACACAGCGGCACCCTGACTGAGCTCGACAACAAGGGGCAGGGTACCACGGCCATGACGTATTACTGGTGGAACCAGCAATACAAGACCACCGACAACACCCAGCTGCTCGATGATGAGGGCAATCCCAAGGGCGAGACGGGTGACGGTTACGCCATCCAAGCCAACGAATATCTTGCTACGAAACTGGTGGGCAAGGTCAACTTCGCCTCCTCGATGCAGTCCCATAAGCTGGGACTCACCAAGGCCTTCACCGAAGTCTTCAAGCAGATGATGCGTGACGGCAACATGAGCTCTCCTGGACAGTTCGCCACGTTCCCCAATGCACGCCTGGCCGTGCTCGAGAAACCCTTCCTGTTCTTCGTGTGGGATGAGGCCAACAGCCGCTATGAGTTCCGCAACCTGATGACCTTCGGCGCCGGCAAGGGCGACAAACCCACCTTCGGCTTCAACAAAAACTCCACCGGCCACATGCTGATGGTGGAGGGTGCCGACAACGACGTACCCCTGGCACGCTTCAATATGCCGTGGGATGACACGAACATCACCTATGACATTGACAAGGAGGCATGGATGTACAACGGGGCAAAGAACATCAACTTCGGCTTCGGAAAGACTTCCAGCGACGTTCCCAGCGACACGGATGCCCTGACTGCAGTAAAGAACTTCTTCAACTTCGTGTACCTGCACAGCACCAAGATCGAGTTCTTCAACGGCTCGCTTGACGCCCTGCAGCGCACGTCAGGCTCTCGCCTGTCTCCTCAGAGATGGCTCACAGGATCCTATGACCTGTATCGCTATGACGAGAAGACCAGCCGATGGGTGCCCGCCGGTATCGACAATGCCCAGCTCAACCTGCTGGACCAGTACGAGGACTTCACGGGCGACGCCTTCAACACGTCACAATCCAACCAGGCTAAGAACGAGGCCTTCAAGGCTGCACGCCTGGCACACTTCAAGGCTCATGCTGCAGAGTACTTCCATGTGGATGACGCGCTGTACCACTACTGCTTCATCAAGCTGATTGCCGGTACCGACAACCGCTGTAAGAACACCTACTACTACACCGACCCTGTGACACTGAAGATCCGTTGGATGCAGGACGATGTGGACACGGTGCTGAAGACCAACAACGTCGGCCAGAACCGCAAGCCGTACTGGGTGGAGGAACACACCAAGGACGGAAGCGGCGAGAACTACTGGCAGGCTGAGGAAAGCACGTTCTACTGCCTGCTCGAGGAGGCATGGGACCGTGACACGCCCGAAACGGGACAGCCCAACATCCAGCAGACCATGCGCAATATGCTGGCCGCCATGTCCACCCTGGGAGGCGGCAGCGTGATGGGCTTCTTCGAGACCTACCTGCTGTCCGTTCCTGACTACTTCCCGGCTGTCGCCTACAACGAGCAGGCACGCGCCGTCTATGAGTACAGCTACCGCCTGCAGCTGACGGGTGAGTACAGCAACGACACCAACGCGCTGTCGCAGTCCTGCGGCTCCCAGCGCTGGTCGGAATACCAGTGGCTCGTTGACCGCATCATGTTCATCAGCTCGTGGTGCCAGTACGGCGAGTTCGCCAGCGCGACCTCTGCCGGCGGTCTGTCCTGGCGTGGCGCGACAGGTACGCACTACATCACCGTCAAGCCCGCCAAATGGATGTACCCGCGTATCGCCGTCGGCTCGTCGAACGTGGGCGGCACGGCGCTTCGTGCGCCTGGTGAGGCCCACGCGTTCAACGCTGTGTCCTCTCAGGGCGATACCGCACTGGCGATCCGTGGCAACGACTACCTGTTTGACCTGGGAGATATGGACCAGTACCAAACGGTGACTGAGTTCGGCTTCACGGGTAAACGCCTCCAGCAGATTACCGTGAACCCGCTGGGCACGAACAACCCTGTGCGCTGGAGCGCTCCGGCTGTCCGTGTGAACTCGACGAACATCAAACGCTACATCCACCGCAACACGCCGCTGGCCAGCGGAACGCTCGACCTGTCGGCCTGCGTCCGCCTGGAGGAGATCAACGTGGAGGGCACGAGCTTCACGGCCGTCAAGCTGCCCTCGACGGGCTCGCTCACCGACTTGACGCTACCGGCTACGCTGGAAGCGTTGACGCTGGTAGGATGCCGCAACCTCGAGACCCTGGCCATCGGAGGCTATGGCGCGATGACTGAGATCACCATCAAGGGCACGCCACTGGCCGACTCCCTGTATATCGTCCAGCAGGCGATTGGCCACCTCAACAAAGTGGACATCGATAATATGGACTGGCGCATCTCCGGCGCCTCAGGACTGGCGCTGCTCAATGCGCTGGCCGCCCTCGGCTCCAACTGTAAGCTGTCAGGCACCATCACACTGACGGCCGTCACGCCCAGCTTCGAGGACAAGGCGGCATGGCTGCAGGCCTGGGGCGATGTTGACCATGGCACGAACGGGCTAACCATCGTCTATTCGCAGACCACGATCGAGAACGTGCGTATCATCACGGGCAAGTACCTCGAGTCTCTGGGTGACCACCAGATGCGCCTGAACTCAGCCGGCAACAACTTCACGGCCGTGCAGTGGTCAATAACCAGGAACAACTTCGCCACCATCGATCCCAATACAGGCGTCGTCACGGTGACGGCCATGGACACTGAGGCTGCAGGGCCTTATGCCGACGTGACGGTGAGGGTGACGCGCCTGGACGGCGTTGTGCTGGAGGACACCAAGCGCTTCTACTTCTGCGAGCACGTCTGCCGCGAGGGCGATTACGTATATGCAGACGGCACCTTCAGCGATGAACTGCTGTCCTATAAGACGGTTATCGCCTTGTGCTTCTACATCAACCCGAACAATCCGGCTGACCGCCTGGCTGTCTCGCGCGGCAACGTCATCACCGACCAATGGGGATTGTACAACAATGCGTCTTATGGCGTTCCAAACGTCACGGTGGATGGATATTCGAGCATCTACGATACGCCGGTCATCAACATCCAGTCCAACGGTAACGGCGATATCGATAACCTGGCATCCATGGCATCGTTCGCCACCTACCTAACCACGACGGCCGTCGGTGACGTGGGCCTGGTTGAACTGACCGAAGACATCGGCCCGTTCCGTGTAGGTGACTTTATTCACCGTGGCCAGTACAAGACGCTGCAGCTGATCCGTCACCGCAACCGCATCCTGAACGGCGTGACGAGCGACGTGGGCTCGCACGTGCCCACTGTGCCCGTGGCCAATGCGAACCAGACGGAGCGCGAGGTATTGACCAACCTCATTGCGGACATCGTGGCCAAAAAAGGCAACAATTACCGACAGTTCTACTACCCAGCAGCCAGCTACTGCTACGCCTACCAGCCCACCTATGCGCTCCAGCCGGGTGAAGTGCTGGCCGACAAGTTCAAGGCGCACAACTGGTGGCTGCCGACGCTCGGCGAGCTGGGCATGGTCTATTGGCAACAGGTGAAAGGCGGCATCTTCGCGGCCGCGCAAGCCAACAGCCGTTACTCCAATCTGACGAACGATTGGCACTGGACATCAACGGAATACGACGCTTCTGGCGCGTGGTATCTCCATGGCGGGAATGGCCAGGTCTACGGCAACTACGGCAATAAGAACGGTTCCAGGGCCGTGAGGGCGGTGGTCGCGTTTTAA